TACTTCTGTCTATCTTGTCCATGTCTCCTGTGTAATCTGTTCGCCAATCTGGGATATCATCATTGCCGAATTGGCATAATCCAAGATTTTTTGTTTTATTTTGTGATGCCAAAAAAAATCACCTCTCTATTATTTAAATTTGAATTTGGCTTGTGTGGCGTATTCGTAAGCTGTTAATTTACACGAATCATACTTGCTTGCTGTCAGCCTTAACATTGCATACTGCTTAGCTGTCAATGCTCCGTCATCATCATGTAACACGCTGTCAATATCACTAAAATCTAACTGTCCATTTGATGATATTGTTTTTGTGGGTGTAATTGCGGATTGTATATGAATCCTATTATGCCTATCAATAGACAAAGTACATCTTCCAGCATTAGCAATAATTTGCAAACACTCCGCATGTGTAGTAACTGGTAACGGATTGTGCGTTACAGTATTTTTAAGAAAATTATCAAGAAAATAGTTACTACTGTCTGTAATTCCTGCATCCGCCAATACGAGCAGTGCCAAATCATATAAGGTTATTCCGTTTGCATAATATTGACCTTTATAGTATTGCCCGGTTAACAATGTAAATCTATCTGTAGCGTTAAACGTGGCATCTCTACTGTTTGCTGACCATTTTGACAGGTATGTTGTTTGCTCTGGTAGCCATTCAATGTTGCCCTGTCCGTCTACGTCATAGCCAAACTGTACTTTAACCTCTTGACCGATTTCCATATACTGTATTGCACTATCTGGATTGTCTGGATCATAGTATTGATCTTGATTGTCAACTTTAATCATAACGTCCATTGATGGGATAGTTTCTGCTATTGGAGATACATATTCTTTACTACTGTAGTCCATAACTTCTTCATTGGTAAATGTTTTTGCAAGGCCACACTTAAATGAGTATATTCTTAATCTGTTCTGTCCATAACGCATTTGAACTGACTCAATTGTAATAAATGTTATGTCTGTAAAAACATCTTCCGTTATCCATACTTCATCAGCGTTTCTATAATGACTTGTGCCATTGTTAGTAATAACATCAAATTCAGTTGGGTAGCATTTCCCAAAATTGACAGTTAAACCCTTAATAGTATGTGGATTAGCAAATGTCATTGTAACTATCCCTGTAATATCCGCAGTTACAATACCATTGTTATAGTAATCAGTGCCAGTTCTAGGCAAGAAAAAAGCATTGCCATCAAGGACAGCAATGCCAGGTTCTGCTGTAGCATATATTCTAGTTACTTCTTCGCCATCAAAAGGTGCAATGTTATTGGAGTATACCGTTGTTTTTGTCTGATCGTCTAGTTTTATCTCGTTCTGAGCTTGAGAATTTATAAGTCCAATTGTAGCCTTAATGTAACCTCTATTGCGGTTCATAGACTTCATAGATTTCTTGTATTCATTGCTTACGTTCTGCATTGCATCACCTACCAGTGTCTATGAGATTGAATTGACAGTTACGATACCTGGTTACTACATGCGATTTAGGACTAGCAAATAATGGTTCTGCTGTCCTGTCGCCTGGGTACATTATAATTGTTATCGGCTTGCCGGTACGGTAATCTTCAAACGTTACTGGAATATAAAATGGTTCAACCGCTTTTAACATTGCTTGCCAAATTTTTGGCTCAAGGCCAACCCACTTCATGTTATCCAACTTGTATAAGTCTCTGCCAATTCTTTGGCCGATAGTTACATTGTTCGCATTACGCCCAGCATTAACTGTCGTTGTAATAGTATAAGTAAAGCCAACGGCCGGGCACGGAAAGTCCACACCGTTGACATTTAAAAAACTTGATAATCCTTGTGCCATATTATCACCTCTATGCTGTTGTAAATTGGTAACCGTTACGTGATCTACGCCTATCTGTTTCGCTGACAAGGGTTCGACCATCAATATTGATAGATGTATCTTTATCGGCGGTTTCCCTTGTATTTTGGGCAATTTGGGAGAGATAAGGCGCAAGAACATCATCGACCGCTTGTTTAACTCCGCTTGCTATACCAGCAGTAATCTGTTCATTGTTCGCAACTACAGATTTTCCATTATCAAACTTACCCATTATCTCACCTTGGTTAGCCCTAAACCAACCATCTTCGGGGAATCCACCAGTCGCATACGTAGGCATGAAGCTAAACGAACCAGACATAGCCTCTTTAATTGGATCTGGTGCATTTTTGATTCGGAACTTAATTTCCTTATTAGACATACCCATATATATTTGACTTGCAGCATTCTCACCAAGTTTTTTTAAACTCTCGTCTGTCTGTGTCTTGATGTTGTACTGTACGCTTTTTCCGGTAAAGTTTTTTTGTAATGTGTCGTTAATTGACTTAACCGCACTACCACTAGTTGTTGGAGTACCATTAACGGCGGTTGCAGCATTATACTTAACCGTTTTGCTTTTCCAATATCGGCTAAAAACACTGGCTATGCTAGCAAGTTTTTCTCCTGTTGTAGCATTTTGCCCATTTATCGTGGTCTGTGCATTGTATTTAGCCGTTTTATTTTTCCATGTTGACGACCATCTGTTAACTATTCCAGACAAAATATTATTACTTGATGTTAGTTGCCCATTTGTGGCGGTTTGCGCATCGTACTTAGCACTCTTGCCTTTCCAGGTATCGGCCCATATTTTTCCTATATTTCTTATTGTCGCTACGTTGTCTGTCTTACTATCATTTACTGACGTGTCCACGTTGTAATCAACATTTTTTCCATCAAAAGCCGATATAGCACTACGAACTGATTTATTCAGTTTTTTATAGTCTTTATCAGTCTTTCTGTTGGTGGTCGTATCAATATTAAACTTGTTACTTATGATTCCTGATAATCCAACTATAGGGTTTGTTTTCATTCCGAATTTTGCAACGCTGCTTAATTTGTCCGTAATTTTCTTGAGATATTCCCAAAGCGTTTTTAATTTTTCGGTAATTGAATTTAAAACAGGCTTAACAATGTCCCATGCAATTTGGACTTTTGCACTTATATCCGCAATTTTTTTAACAATCCAGTTACCAATTAATTGCCGAATAACTGAACTAATTGCTGATGCAACAGACAATATAGGCGAAAGCACAGTTTTTATCGAATTTAATGCCGGAGAAATTTTTTCACCTATTGCATTGGCAACTTTTGAAATAACCGAATAAACCGTACTTAACAAATTTGAGACTGTGCTTAATGCGGGTTTTAATACTGTTACAACCTTATCTGTATATGGAGACAACTTGCCCACACCAGATTTGATCTTGTTGATTATATCTACAATTAAATTCATTGGTGCAATAATATATTCAAGTGCTTTTTTTATGCCCTTGAATAATTTGGAATTGGATATTTTGCTATATGCGCCTTCTCCAAATACTTTATCAATTATTGCTTGGCCTACACCTTCATAAATTTGCAATGGTATTTTAGGAATTTCTTTTGCCATAGTAATAATCAAAGAACCAAGGTTCCAAACAAGGCTTCCCCAATTTATATCGCAAATAAAATCGACAACTTTTTGACCAAGTTTTTGCCAGATGCCGTCTTGATTAATCGTCTCAAAAGCACTAACTATTGTCTTACATATGCCTATTGCAAAGTTAGATAGTGTCGCTCCTGTAAGCCCAGCGTCCCATGTGTTAAGAAATCCAGTTATTGAAGATATAAGCGATTTACCCAAGTTTTTCCAATCAAAATTGATTGCAAAAGTATTTCCAGCAGTAAGTGCTGTATTTATTGCGCCGGCAATTGTTGAACCAAGATTAGAGAACAATCTCGGAGTAATGAGGCCATTCAAGAAGTCGGCAAGTCCTTTGCCAAAATTTTTTGCCTTTTTGTATACCCTATTCCACTTAATAGATTCCATTGCCTTAGACAAACTATCACTGATATATTTGCCTAATTGGTTAAGATTCTTGATACTGGATTTATAAAGCCCCTCTGTTTCTTTTATTTGGTATTTAAGTCCATTGTTGCCACCAGCACCGCTTACACCAGTGCCACCACCAGAACCACCACCACCGTTTGTGCCTGTGTCTTTATCCGGTTCGACCACGTTCAACTCATCAATACCAAGAAGATGTGTTTTTAAATCTTTGGCCGCTTTAGCGGCTTTTTTAGTTCCACTTGCCATATCATCAGCAGCACCAGCAGCACCTTCAAAATCATCAGATATAGAACCCTTTTGTATCTCTAGTTTCCATCCAAAGATTGCGCCAAGGGCATTTACTACCTTTTCGGAAAAAGTGTAAACCGCCGATAAAGCCTTATTAAGCGCCTGTACAAGCGGTTTTAACATATTGACAAATGCATTGCCCCATACGCCAGCGATCGCCTTTATTTGCTCCTGCAAGATACGTAACTGGTTAGCCCATGTCTGACTTGTACGTGCAAAATCGCCCTGTACATTCTTGGTGTTATCCATGACGTACTGATATCTCAGCATTGTTTTTTCCAGCTGAGTCATAGAGGATATGTTGGCATCAAGACCTTTTTTCATCGCATACTCTTTGAGGGTCGCATTTGTAAGATCAATACCAAAAGCTCGCATAGGCTCTGTTTCGCCTGTAAAGATTGACCATAATTTACGTGAGCTTTCTTCCTGTGAAATATTGTAGAATGAAGCTAAGTCGGCTGACAGTGCAGTAAGTTGTATCGACATATCAGACATATCTTTAACAGGAGCTCCCATGGCAAGTCCCATAGCTTGAAATCTACCAGCTGTCTGTTTTGCCGACAATTCTGACATTCCATACATTTTTATTGATGTTTTGGAGAATTGCTCTAATTTGTCCGTGTATTGGCCAAAAGTATTAACAACAACGTTCTGCACCTCAGTAAGATCAGATGAAATGTCTATGGCTTTTTTGAATCCACTTAATACTCTTTGCGCTGCCCAAAATGCCGCATATAGTTTTCCGACTGTTGAAGCAAGACTCCATATATGTTTTTTAGCGCTTTTAGCACTGCTGCCCATACCGGAAAAACTGTTTTGTATACCTCTGCTCGCACTTGCTGTCCTGCTTCCTTGCGCTGCCAGATTTGCAAGTGCATGAGTCATTTGTATTACATTTTGTGATACTTGTGGTGCTGTAGCCATAACTTGCATAAACTTCTTAAGTTCTGCTGCAAGTGCCCCTAGTCCACCTGCTGTTTGTGTGGCTTTTACGCCTACTGATGCAAGATTACCAAGTGCAGTGGTCATCTGTATTGTTTCAGCGGATAGTTGTGGTGCAAGCGCCATAGTATTAAACAGATTGCGAAGTGCCACAGATAATTGTGGTAATGTTGCTGCTACAATGCTTGCTTTTTGCCCGGCGTTTGCAAGTCTGCCAACTGCATTGGTAAGCTGAATTACATTCGTGCTAACGCTCTGAGCGCCTTGCAACGTGCTAGATAAGCTTACAATCGCATTTCCAAGCTGACCTATAGCGTTTATATTCATGCCGTTAATGTTCGAATTAGACAGCCTTGTAATGGAATTAATGAAGTTCGTAAGACCCTTGTTGTTGAACTGCATGTTTCCTAATACTGATATACTAGAAGCAAGCGGACTTATACTATTTGCAACCGCTGTAAGTTTTGCGCTGTTGATGTTTTCAAATTGCTTTATACCCTTGGCAGCTCTGTTAAAATCAGGCATTTTTACATTTTTTATTGCATTCATGCCCTGTGCAAGCTGGTTCATGCCCTGTGCAAACTTGGCTATACCATTACTATCAATTCCTTGTAATGTCTTAGATAGTGTGCCGAGCTTATTTGACAGTTTATCTACTGCATTAACCGCCTGTGTTGCACTTGCATGTATTTTAACTTCAAGATTGTCTACTGTTGCCATGTTTCACCGCCTTGTTGTAATAAAAAAGACGGCAAAAACATCAGTCCTTGCCGTCAATCATATTGTGTGTCCTATCCCATTCTTGCTTTGCCTTTAATCGTTCTTCAATAAACTCATTTCTAAGTCTATTTACCCTATCTTCTTCATTTTCCATAAGTGGAGCTTTAAGATACTCTGAACTTGCTTTCTTGCCGTTAAGGCAATGATCTATTGCAAAGCAAAGAGCAGATCTGACATACGTTCCTACCCATGCATATACTTGTGAGTCGTATTCTTTTTCTGCCATATGATATGCTTTTTCGTATGGTTCAAGGTCTGCTGGGCAAGATTTGTCAATATCCTCAACTGTAAGTCCATAGCCCTTGGTCATCATTAACCAACGTGGTCGTATTTCGCTACAGTAATTCTCGTAATTAAAATCTTTGTTATCCTGTTCAAGGATTATTTCTGTGCCTGATTCTGCACTTTTGCTGTCTCTTCCTCGAACAGTTTCTTTAAAAAACCATTGTGAAGCATCTCATTTGAGACATCCTCCTGAAGTTTAAGAAAATCTCCATTTTCCTCGTCTACAAAATGGTCAAGCATATCCTCAACCTTACTAAGCTGTTCGTCACGGCCTTTTCCTGTAGTTAAGTTGTAACCAAACTCATCTGAATGATTAGCCTGTAATCCAGCAAGTAAAATTTGCGGCATTAACAAATACATTTGCTCCATTCCCTCTATTGCCCCAACTCCATCGTCTGTACTTGACTGCATTACTCCAATTCTTGCCAGCTTGCTAATAAATCCAGCCCTAGCTACTGCCTTATTACCAAATTTAATATTGTATTCCTTGCCATTCATTGTAATTGTCATAATATTTTCCTTTCCTCCTACTCTTAATAGGAAAGGGGCAGTCCGAAAACCGCCCCTTGTTTGCTTAATACGTATAATCAGCCGATTTTATATCTTTTGTATCGTCATCACTCAGCACGGCTGTATCTGAGTGGTTTGCTATTCCCCCGGTGTAAAATCAACCTTTGTATCAAAGCCGACAAGATCTTCGAGTATAAGGTTGATCTCAACTGTTAAAAGCTCATTCTGGCCCTTTGAAGCCACTGGAAGAACTGATGGTGGCTGAGCCTTGATAAACTCTGCCTTGGTAAATCCAGGTGTGATTGTCTCAAACCACATAGATTTGCCTGTTCCTTCCAATTTCTTGTACTCTTCAAGTACTTTCTCCCACTCTGCCAGTGTATCTGGTGTCAAGTTGACGGTTACTGTATATGTATCAGATACAGTAGTTCTACCAGATATGTTTCTCGTGTAAAAATCTTCAAGAGCAGATGCGTCAATAGCCTCTGGTTCTGCTGTTGCATCGCCAAGCTCATTGATTCTGGTCAACTGAGTAAATTTGGTCGGCTTTTCGCCTGCGACTGTTTCAACACCATAACCAAAAGTAATACCCAGTGAACTTAATCCTGGTACTGCCATGTCTTTACCTCCTTAAAAATGTGCATAAAAAAAGAGCCACATGGCTCTAATTGCTAACTATAATATTGTGTCACCAGCCCCAAACACACGGCTGAATCGCATGTTACATATATAGGTTCCACCATTAACATCGTATTGAGGTGTTCCGGTGACTGAAAATCTCATTTGTTTATATATGTCCGTTATTTTGGACATAATCTTTCTACATTCGCTGTGATTCTTGTTAGAAGTCACATCAACCTGTATTGTTTCTCTTACAGCGTTGATTGTCTGTCCCTCTAAATCTTGTCCCAGTTCCATTCCAGGTAGTTCGTGAATATAGACTGTTGGGAATACTGCTGGTTGATCTGATTCCCCTTTATCTGTAACGTTAAGCGTTGGGTATTTATCCTTTAACTGTTCTGTTGCTTTGGCCTTGACAATGCTATATATTGTCGAGCCAAGTTCTATTGCCCATGCATTATCCATTGCCAAACACCTCTTTCACAACGTTCTTGACTTTTCTTTCAAGTTCCCGAGCAGTATTGTACATATATGGCCTAGATGGCATACCCTCGGTGAACCACCAATGACCATTGTCGTCCTTGTAAAACCAGCCAATTCGACCATCTTTGAGTTGGTGGATTGTTTGACCGCTTGCATATTGCCAAGATACTCCCGGAGGCAATTCGCCTTTGTATGGTTTCTTTTGCCCTATAACACCAGTTCCAAACTCAACAAATGCTGCGTGATCTGTTCCGGCTACAACCGCCCAAATGTGACTACCCTCTGTATCTGTAACACACTCTGATTGTATACTTTCAATCAACTCACCCTTAAATATCGCGTCTAAGTTCGCGAGTTGAACTCTAGCAACTTCTACGCCATCATCAGCCAATCTTTCAGCAATAATGGCGCATTTATGGTCAAGCCTTGTTTGATAGGCTTTAAGCTCCTTGATTGCATTCTGTAAACTACTCACAGACAAAGATACATCTATTGTTTTTTTCACTTGACCACCGCCTTGAGGACATATTTTGTTGACCGCAAAGCTGGCTTAACTCCTACAACTGTAAAATCAGCAGAAGTTTTATCAATATAGCCATCCTCTGTGTATTCAACTTTGCTATCAAGCCATATAATGTCACTTTTTTTGATAGGGTATGCTCCTCTATCTGTAACTATGATTGCATCAAAATCGTTGACATCAAAGCCATATTCTTTTGCCTGTGCTTCACCGCCAGAGAAAGAGATATTAGCCCTAAATGATACAGGCTCTTCATATGATATTTCTTTATGATCTATAAGAGGTATTTTTTGTCCCTCTTCTGTAATGAAATACTTTATATTGCCATCATCATCTTTTTCATATATCTCTACTTCTTTGCCATAAGAAGCATACTTCATAGATTGTTTATTAATCTCAAGTGACATTACTTCACATCCTTGCCGAATCGTTTCCAAAGCTCAGATAACTTTTTCCAACCAAACATCGCTACAAATGCAACTATAAATCCGGCTAGGATAGCTGCAAGAATCATATACCAAAGTATTGTCATATGTATGTACTGCGTATAAGCTATAAAAGCCACAACGGTAATACCTATGGACAGCACAAACACCAATATGTCGGTTGGTATCTTCTTAAATACACCAACGCCTTTGATTACTTGTGTAATTACCGCCACCACAAATGTGAGTGCGCCTATGACAGACACTATAATAGCCATATTGGCTACAAGACTCTGTATAACATCCATTTTTACACCTCCTTGCTTTCGTTGAGTCGTGCCTCCATTCCATCTATGCGATGATGAAGTGACTTGACACTTTCCTCAACTTTAATAATTCTATTGTCGTGGGAATTAAGCTCTTTTCTCATTTCCACAACTTCATCTTTTATGTCCTTAGTGTTGCTAGATATGGCATCTAACTTCATATTTATGCGGGTGTTTTCTCGGACTCTATCTTCTAGGTCTGAGTTATCAGTTCTTCTATTATTCTTGATATTCAGCACAAGGCTGACAATTCCAAAAAAAATAGAGAAAGTAACCGATATGATGCTGATAATTATTGCTACTGGCATATATCTACCGCCTTTCTCTTATGTTTGCATACTGCCCACCACCACCATAATGTATGCCCTCTGCTACCGTTGGGTAACGCACAATCTTCTATAATATCTCAACAAATGGGAATACATCAGCTAGCAGCTTATTTCTGTCAATCCAACTGCGACTGACTCCATTTTCGCCAAAACTTGCCATGTATTCCTCACCAGCCTGAGATAAGTCGTATACAACCAAACTGACTATATTGGTAGTATATCGTTTCATATCTTCTTCTATTTGCTCATCTGTGTAATCAGATGGGTAATTACGCTTGTTGCGGATTTCTTGCTTAATTTCTTCAATATGCTGCTCTATTCTTGGATTATCCTGTAGATCAGTCCACTTGATAGAGCCATCGTCACCGACTTCATATTGACCTTTTCGTATTTTGACTTGCTCTACCAATGTGTGTTCCATGACTACCTCCTACAAAGCAAAATGAGCTATAAGCACTTCTTTTAATGCGCCGCCTGTCATGTTTTCGGCATTATCTATGCCCTCTGATATTGCAAGCGCTTTTAGATCGTCTGTTGACATTCTGTTGATTTCGGTCTTGGTATGAATAACAACACCAGAATCAGTTTTTTCTGTTTCTGGTCTGCTTGTTTCCGGGACGTCATTTCCGGCATCGTACCATACCCCATCTTTTATAACGATATAGGGATATATCATAAGTTACCTCCTACTCATGATGAACTTCAATTACGGCAGTGCTATCCATATTCTCATAAGATGGCAAAACAACCTCAGACGCAAATGTTGACATCTTCATTGGTGGGCCATACTCTGTCTTTGTAGCAACTGTAATTCCTGTACCATACTGAGTTACATCAACATCTGCTACCTGTCTTGCAGTTCTCTCTTCTGGTGTAGTGCCAAACCATGTATTGCCAAGATTACCCTCTGGAAGAAGTGTAACCTTATTATCTGGATAAAAATACTGTTCCTTGCCCTCGTCATCAATGTACATCTTATCGTAAAGCACGATAGTAAGTTTGGTTCTCTTCTGCACTACTGAAATAACAGCATCGTCATCAACCTCAATAGTTGCTGTAAGGTTCTGTGCAAGGATTGAGTTTCTTATCTGTGCATTGTCAAGCAAATACTGGAATGTATTGCTGTTCATAAGCACATATCTAGCAATCTTGCCTTGCTTTTGTAACTTCTTTCTTGCATTGTTAAGGTCTGTAAGCGGCTTTGAATTTTCTGTGTCGCTCCACATGCTTGTTCCATCAAGCTTGATGTAATGATCTGTAGTGTATGATCCGTCAGAATCATAATCATAGGAATACTGAACACCGTCACTCTTAATAGTGATAACTGGATGTCCATCTACTGTTGAAAGAAGAGCCATTCTCATTCTCTCTGGAACAACCTCCGCACCGCTTACAAGTCTGCTTGTGTCGTCATATACCGCACTAAGAGCACTTGCAAGGTATGGGTCGTCAGCAGTGTTTGCTCTTTCTATTTCAAGCATTTCTGCCTCACCTATGGTCATTCCCTCACGGAAAAATGCCATCTGTGTCTTTTCCTTAGAAAGTCCCTCTCTAGCTCTGATTGTTGGAATTGAATCAAAGTTAGATGGTGCAAGAGATACAGGAAGTCCCTTATGTGTTTTTATCCATTGCAGGTCAAGTCCCTGTTTCTTTCTCTCTGGAAACCACTGTAATCCAAGATATGGAATCTGATTACTTGCGTTTTCTGTTGCTGACAGCGCAATTGACTTACTGTCAATAACTTCATTTACTAGCATATGTTTTTACCTCCTGTAATTACTCAAATACGATCATTGGCAGAGCCGTTTTGACTGCTGCATCGTATGTTACTCCTGAATGTTTTTCTGCAACTGCTGTGTTGAGATATGCTTTCTTAAGAAGAACTCCCTGTGGTCTGTCTTCTGTCACGTCAAATCGAAGTATGCCGACCACCGTTGCTGTGTTATCGACCTTGCCATCTTTACCAATCGGAGTTCCAGCTTTAACTATCTTTTTGCCATTCACCTTTGTTGTAACTTCTTCAAAATCCAAAGTAAGAGGTATGGCCTCGTTTGGCTCTCTCTTGAGAATTTGCACATCACCTGAGTATGTTGTTTCTTCATACTGCATATTCATACTTGGCATCTATATTTCCCTCCTTAAATGTAATGTTTCAAAATATCATTTTTTGTATTTTGATTTTCAATAAGACCGGCAGCTATTTTTTCTGCCTCCGTCTTTGTGTCACTTGAATTGCTACCTGTACCACCATTACCCGGCGGTGTTGAGCCATTGGCTATCTCTTTCTCTTTAGCCTGGGCAGCGGCAGTTTCTTTATCTGCGATAATCTTTCCAAGAGCGTCATAATCCATAGATCCATCATCCTTAACCACTAGCTTTGCCTGTTCAGCGGAAATCTTGAATTTCTCAGCTGCACTTGTTCTCTGGCTTGCAATTGCCTGTGTCTTTTCAAGCTCTGCTATCTTCTTCTGAGCATCTTCAAGGGCTTTGGCATTTCTTTCTGACTCAGACATACTCTGTCCCTTTAAATCCTCATACTCTTTTTCGATAGCTTTGAGTCTTTCAAGTTCTGTGTTGTTCTTATTTGCCTTTGCATTAGCAGATTGAACGTCCTTACCATTTTCAGCCATGACTTTTTCGATCTGCTCATCGGTCAAACCCATTGATACTAAATCTTCTCTTTTCATTGATTACCTCCGTATGTCTACGTTTTTATACGGTGCAACGCCACCGATTGACATTGCCGTTTTCTACGCTCACGGCACTTGCGAAATTTTGTATAAAAAAAGCAACCACAAAACGTGATTGCTAATTTCCATTGATTATATTGTTGTATTGCTCTTCTGTTATCAGCCCTTTATCACTGGCTTGCTTAACCATTTCAGCATTCCATATATGATAGACTTGATACCATTTTTTTATTTTTTCATACATAGGCTATTCCTCCGTCAGCAGTGTGTTAGTCATCATTGCCGTATATGTTACTTGTGCGTCTATGCGCTCAATATCAGACGGTATTTTGGCTGGTTCATAGCCGTCATACTTCTGAGGATTGTTGTTGATATCTTGAAGATTAAGACTTTCAACAGGAGCATGAAACTGTGTTCCATCATACTCATAGTATGTATGTGCTTTTGGCTGTTCTCCGGGTTCTGCATATTCCTCTGTCTTAACTCTTTCATTAAGACACAAGTACACCCATGCTATCCCTCTGGTATCTATTTTTATAACAGCTTCTTGCTGTGGTTCTTCTGCTCTTACTATCATTGCTTACCACCTTTCTTTGCTACCTTAAGCAATTTGTATACCTTGTAACCGCAAAAAAGCTTTTTAATCGGCCGACAAGGAATACCAGTACGCCCCGCCAAGCCAGCCCCAGCAATCCAAGAAACAAAAGCCCGCATTCGCGCCATTCCTGAGATTACCGCCCTGGTAATATTCTCTAGTCCCACTAGTACTAGTGCCACCTGCATAAAGAATATCTTTATTGCCTTGACCGCTATTAGCCACTTGATTTGTAGGCAGCCATGCTCCATAATTCTGCTCTACATCGCCTGTCCAATAATCTGAACCTTTGCCGTCTGTGCTTGCCGCAATATTTCCGACAAGCAAGTAGCTTGATTTTATAGTGCTTTCATCTGTAACATGTTTTGTTCCCCTAGGAGCAACATACACATCCTTAGAATAATCAGATTTAAACATCATTATTGTATCGGATGCTATTGTTCCGCCACCAATCAGATACTCAATACCCTGTATTCTACAAGGATGTTTTCCATCTGAATTGCTAACAAGGGAGCCATCATGGTGTCCAATTACGGCATCAGTATCACCACTATGTGCGTGCATTGACGTCATGTATATCTGTCTTTCGCCAACCGGTAGAGTATCAAATGGTTGGCAGTCAAGGTATACCGCCTTATTGCTATCGTCAAGCGTTTCTATTGCTGTGATTTTTACATCATCAGCATAAGCATGAACACTTGATACACCTCTATCAAGTGAGCCAGAAGTATCGGCATATCCAACAGATACACATAATCCTACTTGCAAATTATCAGCTTGTGCGTTTGTAACCGGAAAATAATTATGCTTATCTGCTGATTGCACGCTTGATGGATATTGTATGTTCCAACTTGTTACACCCGCCATGCTATCTTGACTTGACTTATTTGCATACTTGATGAGGTTAAATATCTGTGCAAATGTATATCTGTCTGAGCCAGCTCCAGTATAGCCGGTGCCTTTCTTGCCATAGTTGGTTATCATGTTTTGATAACTTTGATTTCTTGCGACTTTGCCTCGCTGAGAATGCAGTAACCCATCTGAGCCTGTAACACTTAAGTATCTCGACTGAATGAAATAAGGCATTATCGTGCCATCTGCACGTACCGCTTGTTCCCATGGTTTAAGTCCGAGTTCTTCGTGTGGTGTATCGGATATAACAAGTTCCCTATACTCGTCTGACACATCAAGCCAAGCATAGTAAAATGTCATTTGCATGGCGCCCATATCTGCATCGCCATCTGTTTTGTAGGTGCTGTCACCCACAAATGCCGTAGGGTATGCAAAACCATCATCGTATCGCTTATAATTGACCTCATACCACTTAAATAATGGTATGTTTTCGTAATCATCTTGATTTTCTACTGTGTCCGTAGACGGTACGCAAACAAGGCCTTTATTATCCCTTGTTTTTTCACACAAAGATGTAGGATTTGATGTCGATTTTGGAACTTTAACTCCGTATATCTTGCCTGTTCTTTGCAAAGAAAAGAACTTGTCAAGTAATATGTCGTTAAGATTATCCACAGTGTCCTTAATTGCATTTATAGCGTCACCAGTTGCCTTTGCATCTGCTGGTGTATTTTCAATAGTCAAGGTCTTGTCCGTAGGCACTGGATTATCCTTAAAATACTGCTCTACGATCTGCCTTATCTGATCATCGGTAATACCGCCCTTTTTAATTTTCTTATTGAGTAATGCGTATACTTCCTCTGCATTCATGTGCGCACCTCTCTATTCTTGTTTTATCCAACTCTCGCCATCAAACTTATATAAGTCTGTTGTATCTATCATGTAGCACGAACTACCAAATGACACATATGTTGGTAGCTTATCTATATCCTTAGACAAAGCGTTGTATTCTCTGTAATTTCCTTTAGACTCTAATGCGGTAATGCTACCCATATCAGGTACATCATCGCCCGGTTCATACACTTGTCCGTCTTGGACTACTGTATATCTAGTCACCATTGTTATTACCTCCGTTGCCAAGATTATCTATTATCTCTTGTGCTTTTTGTTCTTGCTGCTCTGCATTATCTATAGTTAGATATAACTTATCCAAATATTTCTTGGACAGCAAAAATGTTTTTTCTGCGTCCCCCCACAATCCAACAGTCTTGATTGCGACAAGCGGATGTATTCCAGCCTGCAGTAGAACAACCAGAGTCTGAGCTTTGGTGTACATATTATCCTGTGGGCTATGGTTTATCTGCACTGAAAAATCTCTAACTGTCAGTTTTAAATCATCTGCATACAGTCTGATTGCATTAAGTGCAAGTTTGGCAAGCCGTTTTTCTGATGTAGCAACAAGCGGGTCTTTTAACTTTGTTCGTGTCTTGCTAAAATCCCAGCCATTTCTTAACTCGACAGCTCCTTGCGTATCTCCACCTGTGTTACCTTGCTTAGTTGGGATTGCAAGGATGGTCTGAACATTATCCCATAAGTCGTCTTTGGCAACCTGAGTCTGAGATTGATTAAGTTCTTGCGACATAACATCTACATCAGCGTTGTTGACGCCGTTGGTTGATTTAACGACTAGGGCGCCCATTTCTTTCATGGCTTTAAATTTGTCCGGGTTCACGTCACAATTAACAAACTTAATCCACGACTGCACAAACTGTTCTATGCTATCCATTCTGTTGGATTGCATGTTGTTTATTGCGTCAAGCATATCTATTACAAGCTCTATGTCACTTATTCTTTCGTGATTATTAGGATACTCAACAATCGGTATATCTCCGTAAGCGTGTAATTTCCAGTCTGTCACCGTGCTATTATAAATTTTGCACTCATGTGTGGCTGTGTAACACTGCTTGTACCACTTGCCATCACTGTCCTTAAGTTCTGTGATAGCAACCATTGGTTCTTCGGTGTTGCTGTTGTATATAACAAAGGTATTAAGCGGACAAGGTGTAACAATCCTAAACGGCACATCACCGTTTGGATTAAACTGGATAGCTTTAAATGCTGTACCAGTGGCAGATTGCCATTCGCCAGCCTTTATGTCCTTATCTTGCTTACAAGCGTCTACCATGTAATCATTCAGATCATCAACCGCATTATTGATTGCATCATCATCTTTACGGCTGATGTACTGTACTGGTTCTCCGTAAGTTTGTCCAACTTTGAATTGCACAATTTCATATGCATGATTTTCTACGATGTAATTAATTACATCATCACGAATTACTTTAGTTCTATACCTTATTGGTTGGTCGCCTTTGTAATAATTCCATAAGTACTTTATAATTGGCTTATTCCAGTTAAATACTCCTATGCACTCACCGACTACATTCACAATATTATCCGGTGTAATGGTGTCTACATTGGTATATGCTATTTTTCTACCATAGTGGCCTCTTACAAGGTCTTGCAAATGTAATCTGTTCATGTCAACTCCTACTTCATGAGTTCATTTACTCTCTTTTGAATCTTATCAGGATCATATCCTGCTGTCTTAAGCCTATCGATACGTTCCTGTCCGTTGCCCCAACGGCCAGCAATGACCTCATGTGCAACCGCATTGATGATCTTATCCTGTGTAATCTGTGATGTCTTAACAAGTTTGTTGACTGCTGCTTGAACCTTGCTATAGTCATATCCAGCCTTGGCCAGTCTGTTCTTGCGATCAGTACCGTTGCCCCACTTACCAGCAAGTACTTCCCTTGCGATCGTATTGGCACTCTTCTTTACCGGCTTAATAGTGGCAATCTTCACAGCCTTAGTAGCCAGCTTGCGCCATGATGCTGCGCTGATATATGCTTTGTTCAGATCAAGGCTACCAGCGTATCCTGCAAGCTTGCCAACAGATGTATACTGTCTGAGTAAACAGTTATAAGCTCCCTCGTTCCACGGATGTTTCTGATAACCAGTCTCAACATAGTCTGGGTATTGAGCCACCCACAGGCCATATCCAGCCTTTTTTACGGCGCTCATAGCACTCTTCTGAATGTAAATAAGGGGCTTGATGCCAGTTTTTTTCTGCACATAACTGCACCATTTCAGACACCACTCAAGATCATTCTTGCCAAACTGAGGGTTATTCTTTGCCTCCCAGTCAAGTACAAGAACGGCTTTGCCGATATACTTCTTGACATATGCAAGGAAGTAGTCAGCCTCTTTTTGTACGTCACCGCCATTGGCGTAATGATACGCACCTAACAGTTTTTTCTTGTTCAGAACTTTGTCACAGTGACTTGTAAAGTATCTGTTCTTATAGCTTGTTCCCTCAGTTGCTTTGACAATGCAAAAATCAAAAGGGACTTTGCTTAAATCTATATTTTCATCGCCTTGCCAGGCACTAATATCTATTCCGTTCATTGTTTGTACCTCCTTTTACATTAAAAAAGCACCAGTAAAGCTACTGGTGCCTCCAAAGGGTTTATGAGGTTTGAAAAAGTATGAGAAAAAACAAAGTGTCTATCAATCAACTTGTTCATGATATATTATATAATATGTTTTATGGGACATTCTAGGACATTTAGGGACTACTTATATGTGTTTCCCCATTTTTGCTCAAATTCTTGTAATGCTTTACCATGTCTTCGTATGATCTGCTTGTAACAATAGTTCATCTCTATTGCCATTTTTTCAAAAGTCTTTTGCTCAACGTATCTTGAGAATAATATCTGATAAGTCATTTCATCCGACATACTATCTATCTGGGATATAATTATTCGTTTGTTGTCAATGTATCTATCAACAAGCATATCTATTTCATTTTCCATTTGCTCAATTTTAGATACAATTTTGTCCATTGTGTCATAGCTAGGTGATGACTGTACTCTTTCATCATTTTTGACTGCTGATACGCTACAAGCCATAGATCTGTACTGTGCAAGCTCCACTAGCTTATTATTGATAAGTCGGTCATATCTGCCTATTTGTTGCAAGTATTCCTTTGTTTCCACTAATCAATACCTCCTAAATGGATTTAATGTCGCCTCTGCTACTGCTGTATTCTCCGGATTTTCAATAAACATTTCCAACTGAGTGATTCCGTCTGCTGCATCATCATGCTCATTGCCACCAATGCTAACAAACATTGTCAGCTCATCCATAGCAGCTTGATATTCGTCATCTCTGTAATACCTCTTTATTCCAAGTTCTGCATCTTTTTGCATCTGCTCTTGGGTTCTTCTGTGTGTGTCCAAAAATATAAACTTACGTTTTACATCGCCAGAATAAGCTATTATCTTTGCTAACTTTTCAACTTTGTTTGGTGCTTTGCGACTTGAACATGAGCATTTATAACCCTGTTCTTGTAGTTTTTCATCTACATATTGGCAATAAAGATCACCACCAACATTACCCTCAAATCTAGTTTGCCTTATTCCATTTTCAATAATTCGACCTACAACAAGTGGCACTGTAACCTCTTTTGTGCCCTTATTAAACACCCAACCTATGATATACACATCACCGTTGTCATATTCAACGCCAATAGGCATTGATAAGCTATCGCCACCACCCCAGGCTATATCTGTAACACCGATGTGCCTACAATCTCCGTCTGGTAAAACTCCGTTAAAATATCTAAGATTATCTGTTGGGAATAGCAATCCCTCACGGACGTAAGGCTTTTGCATGAACTTAGCCATCCATTCAGCGTTATCCAACTTGTCTCGCATATCCCTATAGTATTCCGTGGAAAATCCGTTTATTTCATAGTTGAAATTACTTTCGTCATTCTCATTAAGTGCCGGTATTTGCCTGAATCTATATTGAGGGTCTTTTTCATATTGTTTTCTGAGACGTTCCAGTGGGTCTAGGACATTCCAAAGAGTACCAACCATCAATTCTCTTGCACCGTCGTTTTTACGGTCTACCATTTTATTAAGGTATTCCTGATAGGTATTCTCCATACGTGTAGGTGACAGAGAATGTTCACGATCACGCACAAGGTCATCGACATACAGATATCCGTCCGCCGATACATCAACGGCACCTGTCCATGTGCCATCAATACCCCTACAAGTAATTGTTGCAAATCTGTCCGGATCACCAAGCGTAATCGTAAATTCATCCGCACTTTTATCTGTAACAACTGATTTGTATTTTGGGTGATAATAACCAAACAATTCTCCAAATGTGTACTCAGGCGTTGATACAAGATTCATAAGTTCTTTGTAAAATCCCTTAGCAAGTATTCCTGAATGTCCACCCATTGCTGAATGGCTATTTGGTCTGCGTAGCATAATCCACGCAAGGAAAAAAATACAAATTGTACTGTTGTGTGTAGGCTTTAATGTCTTTCCAACGCAATATATGCCATCTTCAACTGTTATACAATTACCATATGATGAGTACCTCGGAATTTCTTCAATTTTTTCAATTGATATTCTTCTTTGGGCAGAAAAATTATTTATCTGTTTTCTTTCTAATTGGCATGGTATATATTTTGTTGGATTAAAGCTAATAACCCAATAATTCTTTTTCCCTTGTATTCCAGATGAGCTTGTTTTTGGACTACATACTTTTACAGACGTTCTCCATCTAAATGTATTAACAAGTGTCACAAAGTCCTCTTTAAGAAAAAAATCAGATGTTGTGAACTGATATCTATTTTCTTTTTCAATCAAGCAGCCATCGGTGTCCAATAGTCCGGCTAAAAGTTCTAATCTTTGTTCTTCGTCAGCAATTAAATATTCATCTGGAATATGTTTAAGTGTTGTGTGTCTACTATGGCACATTCCATATTTCTGCAACTGCTCTCTAAGGCCTTTAAAACCATAATATCTTACACCTGTGGTTTTATGTTTTGTATTCCACGATAATTCATATCCAGCAGATAATATTTTTTGGACTATTGCATAATCACTTTCTGCTCCGCATATATCCGGATTAGTATTTCTTCCGTCTCCAAGCCACGCTCCTAAAGTATATGGGTCAACCCACAGCGGTTTATGAGAGCCTTGAACTTCTTGCACATCTGGAAGAAACATCCTTTTTCGCCCATCTTTTTCAAAAAGATTATCTTTTAAGAATTTTGTTTCATATGTAACTTCTCTCTGTAAATGCCTGTCATACACAACCCACTCATGGTTTCCATGGCAAATAATGTTTTCTCCATCCGAGAAAGTAACCTTATATTCCATTTCGCAAGGGTTATGTATTGCTAATATACGTTTAAATTCTCCATCAATTCCTATTACTCTATCTCTTATAGTCAAATCGCCATGTTTTTTCCAGCCTTTTTCCGTTAATACCGGAGTATCAAAAGAAATAGCCTTTCCAACACGGGACGGCATAGACAAGCCATAGAACTTGATTTTGCGCTGCTCCAAATCTTCCAAATCTTGTGCAACAACATTTAAGGTTTTTCGCCTAGGCTGATAAAATCTCTTCTGCCAAGCTCTATTCTTCTCCATGTAAAAAATAAAGCTTTCAAATTTATCATAAGATTCAAGTTTTAGAATTTGGTAATATTGATTGACAAGCTCTATCTCTGTCTTGTTTGCCTGGGCAAATTTCTCAATTTCCCAAATGTCCATTCCGAATTGTTTCAAACAAAATTGATTCACGATTGTCTTCGATCTTGCCGTGCATTCAAGCATTGTAGTGATATCACCATCATTTTTGGCTAGTTGGCAAGTATCAAGATAGGCATTGATAATTGTTTCGTCTATGCCCCGGATATCTATGTACTTTTCACAATCCTTAATCAAATTCTGTAATTCAGACATAAAAATAGCACCTCGCTAAAAAGCAGAGGTGCTACGGCCTCTGCCTATAATTTTTCTAGGGTAGCGACCAATTCTATTTATCGGCCGGAAACATATAAAAATCAAGTCCTAATAAATCAGGATTTAACTTCTTCGCATTCTTGCCTATCGGTGAGCATTTGTACACGGGTTTCCAAGAATCCTCATACCACCTATCCATTTGAGCAATAACACTTTTTGCATAATATGTAGGTTTGCTCATTGTCTTTGTACGGTTGGATAAAACCTCTTGATAGTTTTCAATTATAAATCGGCAATCATTGCCATCGTATTCATAATCTTTGTAAAATTGATAAAATGTTTTTAAATTTTTAACAAAATTAATTAGTGTTTTCATTTCTCATAAACCTCTCAAAATCTTCCATGCACTCATTGCATTACAAAATGTCCAACTCTTGATACACTTTCAAAATTTTAGGAAATTGAATTGCAATCCAATCAACCATTGTTTCTTCATGTCCAAATTCCTGGCAATGTTCAAAATTTGATTGTAACCCACTTTCTGATAAAAAGGCATGTATTATTTCGTGCCGTAACTGTTTTTTCATTAGACAATCGAAATTGCCAACATTGTTATAGTTGTCTTTTCGGATAACAATTTTCTTCGATGTGTAGTCGCAATAGCCGTCACACCCTTTATCATACATTTTCTTCTTGATTATCCTATATTTCGTTCCCAAAACATCAATAGTCATAAGTTTTAAACCTTCTCATAATTTCGCCCTTTCCCACGATTCAGGCAGATACTCCGTATTGCCGTCATTCTCCGACTTCTCCCAACCTTTGCTAGCTGTGTATGTATCACGACAAATAGCACCTGTACGTGATATCACAATATAATTGCCGTCTTTTTCAGGATTGCCACGTCTAAAGTGCTCTTCTGTGTATTCTTGTTTACGATTGTCCACCGTCATTATTATTCTCATTCCAATACACCTTAAACCCATGCTTTTTATATTCTGCAACTGCATTTTTAAGACTGCCTATATCTTCATATTTCTCGTTTAGCATAATTGCTTTGTCATCCTTAACTACGGCATATATGCCAAATTTAACAGCCTTTGACGCTATTTTTAAAACTCCTCTAAAGCCTTTTCTATTCATCGTGTACACGCTAGCATCAATATTAACTATCATTCCTCCACCAACTTCCTGCCACAAATAGGGCAATAATTTATGTCAAACTGCCCCGATCCATATTCGTTTCCACTATTGTCGTAGGACAGATGCCAGTTATGTGTATCGCCAACTATCATTGCATTTCCGTATGTATAACCATTTTCTATGTTTTGACGTTTGTCATCGCAAAATCTACACACTTTTACTTCTCCTCATATAGTTTTAATGTGCCGTCCGCATTGTATATAGGTGTCATAAAATTATCATATCGACTGTCTCTGTGAAAATACATAACACCTGTATTCTTATCATACATAACCTCTGTTTGCTGTGATAGATTTTCATAAATCACAACCAAGTCTATGTATTTATTTGCAGCAGAACTTTGTGTAGGTTCTACATCATGTCCAGAGCAACAACCAGTTAATGTAGTCAATCCTAATGCCATTATCAACGCAATTTTCTTCATTTTTTCTCCTCATCTTCAAAAACAAACAATGTGTCTGGAAATGGTTCTCCGCTAAATAGCATATTGAGGTATTTCAAAAAGGTTGGAATACTCATTCCAGCTATCTGCGCAGCTTTAGCTTGTGTAACTCTACCAGCCATATATTCTGCTACTGCCTCTGAAAATTTATCCGGATCGCATCTATGTACGCCACCAGCCATATTTCACCTCGTAATAACATTTAACAAATAGCAGAGATGGGATTTGAACCCATGACCTCTAGCTTATGAGGCTAGCGAGCTGCCAGACTGCTCTACTCCGCGTCATTATACATACGGCATACTACATAGCCGCATGCCGGGGCTTGTGATTATTTACTCTGGGAAGGAGTATTCGACCGCCTATACGGCTACAGTTGGCGTCTGTAGGTTGATTTTCACAAAACACTCACCGGACCTGGTGACGGTCCTTTATTCAGCATTCCGCTAGTGAGTGAAAGGAGCACAAATGAAACAAACATTTGTCCGGTCAAGGTAAAAGAATTTGAAAACCTTAACCGCATGAACGATATGGGACTTGAACCCATGGCCCATAGATTAAAAATCTATTGCTCTCCCAGCTGAGCTAATCATTCACATTCGCCTTGTATGGTCTCAAGGCTCCCATGGTTAGTCATGGTGGACTGTATAGGTGGAAAGGCTACTTGCAACAACTGCCTATACTCAGTAGCGGGGCTAGAGGGATTTGAACCCTCGAATACAGGAGTCAAAGTCCTGTGCCTTACCTCTTGGCAATAACCCTATTTGTATTTCTCCATTTCATTAACACTCATACCGACTATTCCGGCTGATTCATCACTGTCGGTATGCTTAAAGTATTCTCCACTTTGCGGCCACATATATCTGAACATAGCATAATTGGCAACATCAAGAAGATATTCCGTATTCCCTGTCTCTTTAAACTTTGCAAGACATTTTTCAAGGCTACCTATTGCGTCAACATTGCCTGTAGCAAAATTTCTTCCAGCTCTGCCATACTTATAATGACTTTGAATCACTAAAGCCTTGCGTTTTTCATCAAATTGTAAACTGTAGTCAGTTTTCAGAATATCATCAGTCACACTCATTGTTTTTGCCCTCAAAGTCTAAACATACATGTCCTGGTTCAACATAATCTGAATAATATTCGCTATTCTGATTGTTGCAAACCTTATCACCATCTTCTGTTATGCAGTATTCACAATTGCTGCATTTATCTTTCGCCATAGTGATTACCTCCCAATGCTTAGTTATTCTTGCTGAGATTTATCCCAAACGCCACGGCCTTAATTAAAGCAATTATGCCCAACAATATGTATATCCAAACAGGGGCATTAAGTTTTATGGCAATCCAAAGCAAAATGATAAGTTCAATCATATGTCGCCCTCCTGTTTGTGGTTGGCTCTCCAAGTGTCAAATCCATCCGGATATCTGTTTTCAAGTTTTTCTTTGTTCGTCTGCATAACATCATCAAGGGTAAATCCGCTTGCATCACAGATCATGGCAACATACCACATTACATCGCCACATTCTTTCTTCAAGTGATTTATGTCTATGCCTTTTTCGTGAAATATGCCCTTTTTAACAAGATCAGCAACTTCTCCCGACTCGCCTGTAAGACCTATAACACCATTAAGCAGTTCAGCAACGTCTATTCCATTTGTTGTTGAAACAGCATTAAGAAGTCTATCTCTATTCCTGCCATCATTTGTACGCATGGCAGCCATTTGATATTCAATTCCGTTCATTTTGTTCCTTTTGGGGATTTTATAGTTTTGTCTGATGTGATTAAAGAATATCTATCTGACTGATAGATAACTGTTATATATGCATTATACACATACTGTTTGGATTTTGTCTATATTTTTTTCTGAATTGCGATTATATCGTCTATTGAAACTTGAAACAATGCTGATAAAATTATCAGATTGTCAACTGTAGGTATTGATTTTCCTTTTTGCCACTTGTATATCGCGTTTGGATTTGCAAATCTAAGTATGTTTTGTAAATCCTTAACACTTAGTCCTTGTTGTTTTCGATAATGTACTATGTTTTGACCTGTTTTACACATATCTATAACAGGTATATCAATCATATATTCTCACCAACCCTATGTTTATTTGTTTTGTCGTTATGTGTAGATTTATACTTGATATATTTATATGTGGCTGATAAGGTCTTTTTTATTTTAAAAATATTTGGGGGGCTTAGCAGGGGCTCTCCTGGGGTCCTGTCACACCCCCACCCCCTCCAGTGTTCTTTTTTTAGCACTCGTTTTGTCTAAGCGCTAATATTGTTTTAATTGTTCACACAATTTGCTATTATGTCACTTATTCCTTTGTATCTATTCGCAAAACCCTTGTTTTGCGCACATTTATATATTTACTCTGTATTGTTACCGCTCAAAAGTGGCTTATTTCCTACGTTTTCAGCCTGTCCTAAATTGTTTGAATTGTTCACACAATTTGACATGGTGCAGTCAACCTCTATAGCCTCCGCCTGTGCTGAATTGTCTGGAAGTTTGGCACAATTTGACTCTAACAATTTGCGCACATCTGAGGCAGTTAGTGCGATTGTGGCACCTCCGGCAGCAGCTCCGCCGGCATCGTTCCAGCCGTATTCCCTGTTTTGTATCGCAATTAAGCCAACCGCTTGTTTTGTGTCAATTAGTCGATTTGTCAGACAATTCTCACGAAAACCGCGAAGTTTTTTGTAAATTCTTGCCCGCGGGTGGCTTGGCTTATCCTTGCCCCACTCTGTTATTGTGTCATTGTCAATACCTGTCAAGTGACAATAGTCTATTATTGATGGCACTTTATTATATAAACCACAAATATATATATAATACTCGCATATATCTAAACATTTATTATAATCATACATATTAGAATATATAGCACCCTTAGACATATATATATTATTATTATTCAATAATCTATCTGTACCTTTAAACATACGTCTATATATATACATCATAGCACCAGACCACAAATTCTGTGGGCAGTTTGTGAGATCATCAATAGGCGGTTTATGATTGTCACAGAACTCTTGCAAATACATATCTATCTCATTGTCAAATATTTCTACCTCCTGGCTATTCTCCATGTTTCCGCCTCCTCTCTAGCTATATATTATATATATACATATACAAAAACCGCATAGAATACAATTAAATATACTCTATGCGGTTAATACCTCTTTAGTGTTTTGATATGAATAAAAAGCATCAATAAAACATATACCATTGTTTTATCTATTTGTCAACACTTAGTTTATAGCACCCTTATGGCCAGTTTGCGACCTGATCCCACATTCTGTTGTATTCCTTTATCGCTTCCCGCTCTGTCAGATCAAACAATGTCGGATAGTTCCAACTCCCATCACTCTGCCGCCCGGCTTTGTGCTGTTCAAGCTGATCTATGCAGACACTAGCACATATATGCGCATAAGGCCCCAAATTCAGCATGCAGCGCGCCCGGTTGTTTTTCTCTTCAAAAATTGCGAACACATCACACATGGACGCCGGGGGCAGTCCGCTTTTCTGTGCTGTTTTGTTATACTCCTTTATCATTGTTTGACGGCTATTTATATTTAGCTTGTAACAATAACCACGCTCCAACACTTTTTCTATACCTCCAACATTTTAAATATATAATAAGCATAAAAAAAACACGGTCTAAATATCAATTTAAACCGTGTGACAAAGTTTGACAAATTTTGATTTATAAAAAGCCCTTATATTCTTTCATTTCGCGGTATTCTATACCGCGCTTTGCTAATATTTCACTTCTAACGCTTATGACTTCATCATCTAAGCCATCAAAATTTGGAATTTTTGCGGTGCATTCTCTATCTTTATTCTCCGTGAATGCTATCGGGCTGTTGTTTTTCCCCGCATAAGCCCACATATAACTGTATTCAAGGGCGTTAATGTTTGCGCCTCCGCTTTTTATGTCTTCCGCGTAAGCCTCCGCAAAATATATTATATCATTTACAGCATCCGGAAAAAACTCGCCCTTTACTGTTTCGCTATTCATCGCGCGCAATTTTCTAAAATTTACGCTTACGCCCTGAACGTTTGCACATAAATAGCGATTACCAGCCTCTGAAGTTATCCACTCCGTATTATATCCCATTTCATTAACTTTCTTTTCTACTTCCTCAATCTTCATTTTTAAATTCTCCTTTGTTTTTATAAAATATACTGTATCACATATCTGTCACCCTCAAAAGTGACTAAATCCATATCCCAGTTTACAAGCGGGCCATCATCTGAAGTATCCACTTCATGCTTCAACTGCTGTTTATATTCTTCTTCTAACTCTCCGGCGTACTCGTCAAAGTGCTTTAAATAGTCCTTGTACTCGTAGACTATGGCGCCACGCCTTAAATATTCTTCTGCCTCTCTTTTGGCCTTGTTTGTGGCCATTATTATTTTTATATCTTTATCCATTTCCCTTGACCTCCTCAGTATCATATACTATTATATAATAGTCTCATATCATGGTTGCTTGATATGATGGACCGCTAGCAACTCCAGCGGCCACGGATTGAAACAATAATGTTTTTAATATAGCGGGTATAAGCTCGCTATATTATTTTGCCATTTTGCCGGCGCTGTAACAGTTGTAAAAACTATCTACAAGCTTCCCTAGCTGCTCCGGTGTCAACTGTTCTTTCAGTTCTTCCGGGATCCATTTATACGATTCCTGAAACGTATCTTCCACATTCCCGATCTTTGCACTTTTTCTTACAAGCTCCAGCTTGTACATTTCGCCAAGCTCATCAATTGTGATCTCCCCAGCTTTTACCGCCTTGCGGCCCTCTTTTGTCAATATTGACAGTGCTTTATTTTTGCTTATAACTCCTATTCCTTCAATTCTCATTTTTGCCCTCTCTTTCTCCGCCTCTGGCGGTTGTTCCTTGTCTTATCTGTTGACTATACAATAGCATAAGTGCGTTATAATGTCAATATGTATATGTGCGTTATTTTAATATCTTTTCAAGCTCATCAAGTTTATTCAATATAGTATCTCTTATAAATGCTGAATTTGTTTTATTGAGGTTTAACGCTTCAATGCGTTCCTTTGTTCCTCGCGGAAATACAATATTAAGTCTATAGTTGTTGTTCTCGTATCTCCTTACTGCCTTGCGCTGGCTCTGACTTGTTTTTAATTCTGCCATTTGCCTTACCTCCTTATATATGATAGATCAACAATAGCATAAGTGCGTTATAATGTCAATATGTATATGTGCGTTATACACAATGCACATATTTAATGTATTATATGTGCGTTATTTTGGTTATTATTCCATCTTGTTTCAAATGTATAAGTGCGTTATAATTTAGTCACATTAAAGAGATAGCGCCTTGACAATTCCACATGACAGACATTGACGACTTGCAAGAGCTTGCCGCCGGTGTCTGGTGGATAGCAAGGCAGAAAATACAAAGGAGATAAAAAGATGAGAAACTACACAATTAAGGACAAGACAACAAGGAACTATATAGGAACTGTAAGAATGACACCAGATCAGGCAAAGAAAGCCCAGGCAGATTTCATTGTTAAGGAGGCATAGAATATGAAAACAACAATTAAAGTGAAATTCACAGACGAGACAACAGATGTATACACGCTCGATCCGCAAGACTTAAATTTTGAGCTTGCTGGATTGATAGCAGATGAAGAAGTCAAAAGTTTTTCTATAGAATGTATAAAGGAGGTATAAGAAATGGTTATTGGTACATTGGAGGATGGTAGAAAATGCGTTTATGATCTCCCAACTGAGATCAAGACAGCGGAGCAATTTAAAAACCTCATATATGATTATCACGATGACGATTGGGCGGAGAGGACGCGCCCGGAGTTGTTCGGACAGCCGAGATTATCGGGGCTTAATGGCCCAATGTGGAACGGCTGGGGAGTTCTTAAGAGTACCGGGGAAATGGTGGCAATTATTCGATATGAAAAGCCTAGCAAATATTAACGGCCGAAACGCTCCAACTTTCGGAGCGTCAGCCGGGGATGGTCTCCCGGCTCTGATGATGGCAGACCGGAATAATACATTTTAGGAGGTAACAACATGAGAAACTACACAGAGGAAATAAGGGCACAGCACAACGGCAAAATTTACAGAGAGGTAATAACTTTTACTGATCTGGATAAGAACGGCAACAAGATAATTGTTGAGCTGTTAAGAGGACGCAGAGGAAAGGCGGGATATATCGCCGCTGATGTTACAAGGCTGGACGGCGAAGGTGTTTACACTGGTGCAATGGATCTTAACCCGCAGGTGGAGAGACAGGAAAGGAGCATAAACGGCGTTAAATGTGTTAATTACGTTGTTACTCCGGATTGGCTTCTTGCTCCAACGACTGAGAACAAAAAGAAAATATTAGACGAGATAGCCCGCCGGGCATTCTCGTAAAATCGGCAAGAATTAAAGGAATTTCGGGCGGTTCGATTCCGCCCCTTGCTGCTACCCATAGAGGGAATAAAACAAAAAGGAGAATAAACACAATGAAAATTGACATGTACAACGGCGACCACGCCACGGATGCGGACAAGATCAGAATATTTTTTAATGATTCAACCTGTAATTACTGGGGTTGGATCTACAAAAATAATAACATCATTGGCGATTTTACTGCCAAGGATTCAACGGAAATTAATTTATATTTTCCGCAGTTTACAATAAATTATGATTAAGTATTGAAATTATTATATTATTATGATAAATTAAATATAATTTCTACTTATGTAGATAAATTATATTTTTTATCATTTATTTTTTTAAAATAAGGAGGTAAAGAATATGTTAAATTGGCAAGGCTGTAGAAACGTTACAGAAAACGAAAAAAAAGCAATTAACACCGCATTGGAGGAATTAAATTTCTCAGGAAAAACAACCGAAGAAATACAAGAATTAATAAACAATGACGTCATTGTTTTGTCGGATTGTCGCAGTGGGAGAACATGTATATGGTACCTTGATGGTGATGGCTTTGATTGCGCTGTATACGTTGATAATTGCGAAGTTCTAACAGAAGAACAAGAGCAAAAAGAATTATTGTAGAAAAAAGGGGGCGCACAGGTTGCGCCCTTTTGCCGTTCCTGGCGGGTCGTGGTTGGTTCAATTTCAGTCGGGCGGCTTTCTGATCTTTGATAATATAATATTGCTATGTCGGCGCCTGTGTGCTATGCTGTTCATGTATAGCCTTATTAACTGTACAGTTATATTTAATTGTGTGAATTGTTTGTGTAATTCTATACAATTATATTGTCTATGGTGGCTTATTAATTGCGCCTGTCTGCTGCCGTTTTTTGGTGGTGGATCTCGCTCGGTTTATATTGCTGTTGTATGAGTAAAAATAACATGTTCTTTCGCCGTGTGACTGGTCCCGGTTTAGGTTATGCCTTACTTTGCCGCGTTGAAGTGTTTTGATTCTGTTCAAAAATCTGAACAAAACTTGCATGAAATTGAGAAAAAGTTGAGAAAAAATTTTTTGACCGTCCGAAATTTTCAGTATTATTTGATAGGGGGGGTATACATTAATCCGAATATTTTTTTATAAGAATTTTTGAAAAATTAATTTTTATTTTTGATTTGATACAATAACAAGGGCTTTGGCAATATAGTGTGATTGTCCTAACTCTTCTATCAGCTTTTGTCGGGTTATTTCCGGATTGGTTCGTCTTATATACTTTAATATCTTATCTATGTTATCCATACATTCTATCTCCCATATATCCTGTTAATATATCAACAATTTCAAATACTTGGTCGCCGTATGTAGCAACAAAATCACACAGCATTTCCTCGTGTTCTATCGGCATATATATGTTATATGACATACAAACACAATGACACAGTTCATGTATAATCACTTTACGCAGAAATGCACCATGCAAACTTTTAGCCAAATATATGCAGTGGGTATTCATGTCTGTTACTCCCACGCTCATAGAGCCATCTGTACGGCTCAATAACGAGCTTTTATTGTCTACCCATACAATTTTCCATTGAATACCATTTAATTCAAAGTTCAAGCTATATGCCCCCTTAAAACGCAAGAGAGCGGCTATGCACTCCCTCACGCTTATATACATCATGTGTAATTGTTACAGTTTTGTTACAAGTGTAGACATTTTGGATTTAAGCATTGACCGTTCTTCCGGGGTCATGCTGCCGATCACATCTGTAATGTCCTCACTAACTCCTTTGAGGTACTTCTCAAGTTCCTGCATAGTCGTGTCTTTATCCTTATGCATTTCTTTAGCCTCGATGTATGATCTCCTCATCATGCCACTTTTGCCTTCTCTGCTGTCTCTTGTAGCAGTCGTTGGCTCTGTATAGTGCATTCTACCACTCATGCGATCAAGGTCTCTCATTCTTTCCTGCACTGGCTTATCTTCCCATGTCCTGTAATCATCTGGCATTTGATGAAAATAAAGCGGCTCTATATAACCTCTCCTTGTTCCTCTACCTTTCGGTGCAAGTCTGCCGTTAGCATAGCGGTAGTTATCATAGAATCTTCTATCTGGATAATCTTCGTACTGTTCAACCATACGCATAATGTCCTCATTATCTTCTGATTTTTCCATAGCTTCAACAATTCTGTAATCCTTGTCAAAACAAGCTATGTTCTTTGCTATTTCTGTAAAATCTTTTAAATCGTCAAGGTTTTGTCCCTCAAAGTTATCCAATCCGATTGATTCAACCTTTGCTTTTACGCACTCCATTATTTGTTTTGCCCATCTATGCATAATCCTCACCCCCTATGCTAAACGCTCAATCGTTATATTTGCGTTTGCAACATTGACAGCCTGTGATGATGTATTCTTAACAGATACTGCCATGCAACAACCACAAGGAATCCATACGTCTGTTGCCATAGCTACATTGTTAAATTCATCAACCGCAGCTGGTGTTGATATTGCAAGCGTTGATAAGTCCGGCTCGCCCTCTATCGCTATTGCTAATGAAATTGTTCCAGCCGTTCCGCCTGTAGGCACTGCTATATTGCCGGAAAATGATACTCTATACTTGGCGCGGCGGTTATTTGTTGCACCTTTAAGATTAATAAGTCCACTACCTGTCCTATGTGTTATTATTCCTCTGTTGCACACTGACGTTGGTGTGTCGGTGAACAAGACATTCCCATTTGCGGCTACTTCCTGAGTAGCCACGTTGCTATATTCAGCCATTTTCTTTACCTCTCTTTCACAAAATAAGGGCAAACATATTTCAGTCTGCCCTTGGGTTAAAAAGTAATACTGCATAGCAGACATAATCATGTTCAATCGGTTAAAACCGGTTAAATCGGTTAAAATCGAGTTCAACTCAATTAAGATACTCAATTATTCGTTTTTACGTAGCTGCTACTTTTAGCAGCCACAGCCTGCATTGCAACCACATCCATAAGCATAAGCATTAGGATTAGGCACAACATAAGCTGGAATAGCTGTAGGATTTACAGAGTTGACAATCTGCTGTGCCTGTGCTGTCATTGCAGTAGTCAGAAGTGCATTCTGTCTATCCTGTGATGCGGCGAGCCTTAAGCTATTGTTTTCTGCCTGCAATGTGGCTATCTTGTCCTGAGTCAGGAAATCAAGGATGCTTCTCGTGCTGTTCTCGATAGCCTGTCTTGTCTCACAAGCCTGTGTAGCCATGTTGTAGTTGGTGTCGCAGAAACCTCTCTCAATCTGTCTCTGAGTCTCACAGCAACAAGCGGCATTCTGAGCAGCCATGTTGTTAAGGGTTGCCTGAATAGCATTTGTGTTCTGCATACCAGCTACAGTGTCAGCGTTGATCGCCTGTTGTATGCCATAGCCTGTCTGCATGATATTTGTGTTAATGCCGTTAAAACCAGTAAGCATGCTGTTGTTCATGGCATAAAATCCATCACAAAGTCCGTTAGAAATGCCGTCTAACTTGCTGATAACTGCTGAATTATCAAATCCTCTCTGAATTTCCGCTCCTACTCCGTTGTTTCCACCGCCTCCGAAACCGCCAAAGCCGTTACCCCAGCCGCCAAAGGCAATGAATAATACAAATACAACTATCCACCATGCACCGCCGTCACCGAAAAAGCCACTTCCGTTGTTTCCGTCGACATTCGCTACAAGTGGTACGCTTGCGCAATTTGAATTAAACATAATTTTTACCTCCTGAATTTTATATATACTTAATCTTGCAAGAATTAGTATCAAAGTTAATTAAAATGTGTTATAATATATTCGTACGGATAGGGTAGCTCCCGATAAGCTGTTTGTCCTAACAGTTTCCGTACATTACCGGTAGGACGTTTCACACTGAAAGGACAGGTGTTATTTTTATGCAAGAAATTTGGAAAGATGTCCCAAACTTTGAGGGCATTTATCAAGTAAGTAATCTTGGCAATGTAAAATCTTTGTCAAGATGTATCATCCATCGTGGTAATGTTTCCCATATTAAAGGAAGAATTATGAAACCCTTTATAAACCGTGGTGGATACAAATGTATCAAGTTATCAAAAAATCAAAAGTACTATCCGCTTAAAGTCCATAGGCTTGTAGCTTTAGCCTTTATACCCAATCCTAATAATTATGAATGTGTAAACCACAAAGACGAAAATAAACAAAACAATACAGTTTCAAATCTTGAGTGGTGTACCAAAAAGTATAATAATGAATACGGTTCAAAAGCCTTATGGAAACGAAAAGTTTATAAATACAACCTTAATGGAGTATTTCTTGATTCGTACGAAAGCGTTGTTGAAGCCTCAAAGGCAAACAAAATACCAATCAGTTCAATCCGAAGTACCTGTGATGGTAATGGTATAACAACTCACGGCTTAATATTTGTTTTTGATAAGAACGACATTTCAAACAGACTTGAACAGCTAAGAAAATCTAGTCCTATTGGTGTAGCAGTTTACGATTCAAATAAAAAATTAATTGAAAAGTTCGACTGTATTTCTGATGCATGTTTAAAATACAATGTATCAAAAACATCTATTCATAGGTGTTGTAAACACCAGTTCAAAAAATGCAAAGGTTACTATTGGGAATACTATTAATTATCTTAAAGGGAATTGATTTTTGAAATCTGAAAAGGCTTTATCAAAATCAATTCCTTTCTCTTTGCATAAATTTCTAGCTATTTGTTCTATACCCTTGGAATCTCCTTTTTGAGCCATCTGCATAGCATTTCTAGCTATAGGGTTGCTCATTACGTTGTTATTACCCATCATCTGCTGTATAAACTGTTGTGGACCAGCTTTCATCATTTGAAAAATGTTAATTGGGTTCATTCTTCGTCACCACCTTTACTTTGTGATCGCGAATTTTTTCTTTGAGAACTTGTTAGTTTGCTTTCAATTTCTTCAATTTTTGAATACAGATTATCCAATCTTGTTGTAATACCCTCTGTAACGCTTTCTGATAGGTCTATTTTAAATTTTTCTGCATCAAAAGTATTATTTACTGCCTGTGTCGGTTTTGTGTCTCTAACAGGCTTATACACGATTGTTTCAATTTGCCCTTCTGCGTTCCATCCTTTAACATAAATCTCGGACAAATCTTGTTTAGGGAAAAAAGCAGCGGTGCCATCCATTGGAACATCATTTGCCGTTATTGCTTCTAAAGTTTGAACAACCTTACCTGTAAGCGGCTTTACTTGTGGCTGCATTACTTGTTGAGGTTGCTCTACTGGCATAGGCTGAACCTGAGATTGCGGTCTAGTTGTCCATGGATTGTACATTTGGGGTGTATAAGCCATTTGCGGCTGACTATAAATCATATTTTGATAAGGTGTCTGTGCTATCATCCGTTTTCTCCTTTTCAAGTTCTTCATCAATTGCGTGTATCATTGTCGATTGATATATAAGTGGCACTTTTGCCACATCTTCCCTAGAAAAAATACGTTCTAATATTTCGTCGGTAATCATAAGCCACCTCCTATAACCCTATTTTTGCATAAAAAAAGAGCGGTAACGAGTTCGTTATCCGCTCATAATCAGCTCACCAAAGTGTCATTATTGTATCACCCGGTTTATCTTTCGGTCTACCTGATGTGCTATCCGTTTTATTGTCGACACACTCATGTTCATCAACTCGGCGCACATTTCATATGTGTATTGTTTGTTGCGCAACTCATACAGTTGTAATTCTCGCTCTGTGAAGTTGGCATTTAATCTTATGTACTCATATTCAGCCTTTATCAGCTTAGATATATCAATCATCAATATACCTCCTAAGTACACAATCAACATAACATACAGCCTAAAAAATAGCAATAAAAAAGACACATAATGCGTCATGTGTCAAAAAGAATGTAGTGTATATGCGGTATAGCACCACCTTAATGCCATAGGTACTGTATTATGTAGGTGCTAAAAGTTTTTTAACTGAATTTCTATATCGTCCTTGCCTACAATCACTTTATCAATTATAGTTTTGAGTATAGAGTTTTTTTGAGACTTGCTGATACCATCCCAGATGTCGGCAAGTTTTTTTATATTCTCATATACAAATTCTTTTTTCTGCTCATGCTGACCATTTTTTCTTTCAGCTGAGATCTTTTCGGTAGTTTCCTTGATCTCAGCCTCCGAAGTCTTAATCATATTCAAAACCATGTCGTTTCCCTCTGCATACAGGGTGTATAGCCGTTTTAGCTTTGCTTGTTGTTTTTCAAGCTGTTTAGTCAGTATTTGCAACTTTGTTTCTTTTGCCTTTGGTTTGTATTTTGACAGGTTTATTGAGATTTCGAGTATTTCTTGTTCAAATGCTTTTTCAACATCGCTAGCCCACGCTCCGGGATTGTTACAATCAGGATTGTGGTTTGGTAAATAATCCAAGTAACTGTTGTGTGAGCAACAATATATCTTGTGTATTCCCATTCCGGTTATCTTTTGGTATCGCATTTTACAACCGCATTCCCTGCAATAGCAGAGTCCTGTCAATAAGTGCGGTTCTGTATAACAGTATATGTGTTGTTTACGCCTACTTTTTCTCAACTCCTGAGCAAGATAAAATTTTTCACGATCAAATATTGGCTCATGCAGTCCTTTATACACGCCTCCCTTGTATGGTATATAGCCAATATTTACAATCCCTGTCATAATACTTTTTACAACAAATTCGCTTTTATATCCAAGCAATCTTTGTATCTTAACATCCGACATGCCGTCTATAAACAAATCCATAGCTCTGTTAGCCTGTTCAGCACGTTCAGGAATCGGTACAAGATAACCAAGGTTCTTGTCGTATCGGTAACAGTATGGCGTATTGCCACCACCCATCCAGTAGCCATTTTTAACTCTCTCCAGCATACCGCCGCGCATTCTCAGCAACATTGTGTTTCTATCGTATTCGGCAACTGCTGCCATAATGTGCGTTTGGAACTTGTCTTGTGGTGTTTCGTACCTGGCAAAATCGTGTACACTATTAACTCTAACACCTTTCGGTGTAAAAAGTTTCTCGATCATGTATAATGCATCTACCGAATCCCTTGCTAGCCTGTCCAGCTTATATACTACTATGTTGTTTATTCTTGGTATGTCCGATATAAGCCGTTGCAATTCAACACGCTTGGTCATGTCCATCCCAGATAGTCCAGCATCAATATACCAATCAGTGATTAGCATTTCATTTTTCTTACAATATTCTTCAATATCTCTTTTTTGACTTTCAAGGCCGTAGCCTTCTTCAACCTGTCTTTCTGTTGACACTCTTATATATGCCACACATTCCATTTTTATTATCCTCCTACGTAAAATGTGCCGCATATACACTACATTCTACGGCACATTCTACTTGTCATTTATTTACTTGTCAACCGATCATGCTAGCTATTGTTCTCGCCACATCATCAGGCAGAACAATATCAACAATATTCACTTTTTTACCGCTTTGTGTAACCACAACATTCATCTGCTTTTCCTCCGATACTCTGCCTTTGCCTTTAAACTTCTGTCTATCAGATACTTGTCAACCGCTCGACTCTTTGACCTCTCGTTAAACACTTTGTTGTTCCATTCATCATATGCGTTCTTCCATGTCAAATATTTTTCACAATTGCGTGGCAACCTATATGTCGAACAGGTGCCAAGCAATCTTTGCATGGGTTATCTCTTTTGCTTGTCATTCATCCACCGCCTTTCTTGTAGGTGGATGCCATTTAAGCTGGCGATATCCATACATTTTGTCAAAATGTTCTTGGCACACCTTGTAGTTGCGATAAACAGGATTATCACAATATCGGCATTTGCCTTCAATCGGAATTATTGGATGCGGCACATATTTACTTCGCAATGTTGAGTTGTCTTTTTTCTGGCATCTGCCACAAGTTATGTAACCGGATTGTGGTTTTATTTTTCCACATTTAGGGCAAAGCCCCTGAGCTTTTCGCTCTGCATATATGCGTCTTGCCCCATCTGCATGCCTTTTATTTAGTTCTAATCGGTTTTGTTGTCTATAAACTTCTTGAAAATTGCTGTTTTTGTATCGACAAGCCAAACATTGCTTTTCTTCCCCATACAAAGGTTCTTTTCTGCAAATAGGGCATATGTGGTTTTCCGCATACCATTTTTTTTGCTGGTTATTTTCGTTATTGTGCTTTTGGCAACATACTGAACAATAGGCACCATCTCTATCTCTTGTTTTGCCACATCTTACACATAATCCAGCATTTTTAAGTTTTTGGTATCTGGATTCCATTATTTCACCAACTTATTCAATTATAGTTTTGTCTTTTGTGATTTTATCAGGCTGATTAGCCTCATACTCTGAAAGTAATTTAGAATTATTATTGATTTTGTCTATGATCTGTCGAACCTCACTTGGCATTCTGCTTAGTTCGTTTTGCCGAGCAACTTCTGTTCGATAGCTGCGCATGAAATTGCTACTAACTACGTTTTCGTTATAAGACGCATCCAGCGCCCACATTCTTAGTTGTGCTGGTGATCCGACCGCTCTTTGGCATGTTACCGGTAACTCGTTAAATCTATCTGTAGCATTATAGCCGCTATCGGATATTGCCTTACGAACCAGCGACCACGCTTCGGCATCGGTCATTTGCCGAGGAGTAGTTATTGACTTTATTTTGTCTATAACCTGTCCTATCGCCGGAGCAAAACCACTGGTGTCTGTTGATATATATGCCTTGATTGCCATGTCAACCTCTGAGTAAGAATAATCAGACAACATATCCGTCCAAACAGATACGGTAAAGTCAATGTTAATCGGCTTGTAGTTTGGATAAGCAACCATTAACACCGCTATTATCTTACGTGTTTCTTTATCGGTCAATTGCTTCCCTCCCCGATTTCATCCTTGCCATCAATCATTTTCATCTCTCCTTATTTGCTCCATGAGCCTATCAAACTGATCATTAGCACTCTGCCGTGACTTTGGTGGTTGAACTTTTTTTATTCTGTCCCAGGTTATCCCTTGATAGCCATTTCCAATACTCTCATCAATTATTGCGATGACAGCCTGTTCTCCGTACTCATCTGCCTTGATCTTAATAGTCTTAACCAAGGTTCTCAAGCCGCTTTCTTTGTATGTAAACCTCCGTTCTTTTTTATATTTAAGCCATGTATTAATACCATCCAATAAATAGTTAGATATATTAAACTCTGTAATTAATTCATCTAGTATATTATTATTTATATTAATATTCTTAGATGTATTAACTATATCTCTTTTATTATTAATATATATATTATTAATATCAGTATCAGATACAGATGCTTGTATGGGGCATGTATGCCCCATAATAGGGGTATCACTTCTTACACAATTTACAACATCCAAAACATATTTTTTAAATTCTTCAGACTTAATATGCTTTGCAACGTTTTCAACCCCAGTAAGCGTTTTCTCGGACTTACTCCAGTTGTATTTATACCAATTCAGAATCAATATCTCCTTGGTATTCTTATCAAATTTAATAATCTTGTGAACGTTTTCAAAGCGCTCAAGCAACCTTATTATGGTGTCTTTATTGTATCCGGTATTTCTAGTCATCTGAGAATAGCTAATCTCATAGCAACCACAAATATTAGTCTGAGGGTTCGTCAGCAAATAAATATAAAAATACTTATCCTCTGGTGTAAAATCATCCTCAACCTTATTGTCCGTCCAAAATGATAAATGCACACTCCTGTATACCGCCATCAAACCTCACTCCTTATATGATTTTAGTCTTCGTCTTTTGTAATGTCTTTTTTAGAAATTTTGTTTGCACTGAACACTATATTTATCATCCATTGCGCCAAAACATAAACTTAGCAAGATTCACAATGTCTCCTTTATCATTTTTACCGTATCTTCCCAGGCATGAATAAAACTCAATGCCCAAAGGACAGTGCCATCCTTAGATTTTAAATCATTAGCCATGGCACAAGCTCTTTCCCATTCAGGGTCAAGTTTTGCCTCTGCCGTTGCTCTAATTCTTTTTGCCAAAATATCCTCCTTTTTTAAATAAATATTCAAAACATAATTGCATATTTATTCATTTTTATTGTGGTGCATTTCATTGGGATAATCATTTCACCAATGGCAATCATAATCTTTACTGATTATCTCCACCCACTTTTTTATCATCAACAATCTTAATTTTTCTACCACAAGCATTACAATAAATGTCAATCCCTGTCGCATAATTAAGCCTCACTTCCCCACACTCTGTGGCATAAAGTGGAAATCCGTAGGGTGTATGATTAACATACCATTCGCACCGCTCATCTTCCTTATCATTGCTCACTCTGTATCACCCACTTTCAACAAATCCATGAACTTCTCATACTGCTTCTGTGACACCTTATTATTAGCTTTATCGGCTCTAATTTCGATTTTAAGGTGTTTATCTGCAATAGAGGATAATTCCCTTGCAAGGTTCTTTCTACCTTGCTCTAAACCATCACGATAGCCCCTAGATGGTCTGAATTCGTTTATCTTCTCCTTGCCCTCACCCTGACCGCCAGCTGTCTTGTTGTAACGGCACTGGTAGCCTTTCTTCGTGTACTGCAATATCCAATACTGCTCCATCTGATCTAGTTCAGTTTTAGGGTAATGAATAAAATTAATCTGCCATCCATAGGGGTTATCCGCACTGTAAAACCCTCGTTTTTTCAATGATAGGTCTATGTGCTGATACCCGGTAAGGTGGCTGCACATCCGCTGCAAGATTTTCACAGCTTGGCCTATGTAAAAGTAAGATATGCCATCCTCATCCGTCCGAGTTAGAAAGTATATACCACTCTTGTCATCAAGTTTTGGATTAACTTTCAAAAGCCTTTCACGGTTGGATTTTTCTATAGCATATATTTTTTTATAATTTAGCTTACTCGTTCTTTCCACCTCTCTTCACTATCTCGATTGCCTTTTGAATCGCACAATCTATGCAACCGACATCATCAGACTTGTTGCATCCACCTTTTGACACTCTGCAAAAATAAAGACGTTTTGGACATATTATTTCTTCCAATTCTTCCACAACCTTATCCACATCATAAGATGTTGGGTATTTATCCAGTAATAGTAATACTGCATTTGTATTCAACAAAGTTCCGTTGCTCAAAGTAACTGATTCCAAATCCTTTTTAAGCTTATCCGCATCAATTAGTCTCATCGTTCACCCTCCTGTTCCATTCAACAATTACCTCGCTCAGTTTATGCCCTCTTGGGTAAGATTCTGCCGGTACAGGGCAATCCGGATTGTTGCACTTTACCATATACATCGCCCCACCGCTTGACCAGTGTTCGATTATAGGTTTTCTACCACAGAGTGGGCACGGTTTAAGTCCTTCATTCATTCTTCATCACTCCAATCTAATTTTTGACCGCAATCCCAGCAGTAACTTGTAAACTCCGTTCAGTCGCCCATATTTTCAAGGTCTGTGGCCTCGTTGCATTCCCTGTTTAAAAAATCGTCTTTCCATGAGTTTGCTGTAAAGCAAGGCACCCAGCCATCTGTTCCAGTTTTGCCGATTTCTTTCAAATACTCTGTATACTCATCAATAGCCTTTTTATAGCCAAACTTATAACCAGCCTTGTACACATTCTCAGACATACCCTCATTTGCTCGGTATGCCTTTAATTCTTCCAGCCAGTCTGCAAGCTGGTCATTCTCTTCTGCGGTCTTCGCATAGTATTGAGAGTGATACGGAGTACTTGCCCCTAGCGCATTATAAAGTTTCTGATTACTCCTCATGCACCTTGCATACGCACGCGCGCGTGCGATCACATCATCAATGCTTGCTTTGTTCGTCTCCTTTGCTGTCTCTACAGGGTCGTTAAGGTCAATTTCAAATGCCCCATATCCATGCGTATAATTCTTATACTTCAATACTCCACCGCCTCCTGTATGTTGATAAAGAAGCGTATACCCGGCGCACACTCTTCCCATCTATTTTCCCAGAAGTTTGGGGCTGTGACGATTTTGCCGACCTCATAAACAAAGTCGGGGTCATGGTTACTACGCACCGTGCCAGCAGCCGCGCTGACTTCCACACCGCAAAGTGTGGTCACGCTGAGCACCTTTGCTTTGTCACAGCGACACTTGCGCCCTGTAGCGGAGCTTCTGCGGGCATCTGCTAAGATTTCAAGCTCAACAATAACAGGCACTATATCAACAGAGCCATTTACAAGCGTCCTCATGTTTGCCTTTTTGAATCCAATAAATGCGCCCGTGTCAGGGCAAGCAAAGGGGATAAACGGCACGTTCTTTGCCCCTCTGAAATCTGCCCTTCTGAAATTTACTCCTCCAAGCTTTGCATCACTAAGGTCTGCCCCTCTGAGGTCTGCATCGCTAAGGTCTGCCCCTCTGAGGTCTGCATCGCTAAGGTCTGCCCTCGTATTCTCCCAATCGTCACAGTCTTCATTTAACCAATGCGAGTGATTCTCAAGTATCTCCCCCAACTTTTTATCATCCATTTCTTATACCTCCTTTATCAATTCTGGATTATCAAATATATTTCCAATCCTTTTTGATTCCATTAACTGTATATAATATTCAGTAAGTGGTAGCATATCATAGCGAAGTAGTTCGTGTTTTTTTAATGCGTCCATTGATACAACTTCATGATGCCAGCCAATAACAGAGTCAGAAACATTTAACGAGTCCGCATCGATTACATCAAACTCCCCATATGCCACTTTTACAAGATTGTCGGTGTTGTCATAGCACATCAATATATCATTCTCCCAAATTAGCTTGCCGTTCTTATCTTTCAAGCCTGTGCATTGGCAGATGGTTTTCAGGTCAACCTCATATCTTGTGACAAGCATAAGGATATGGTCATACTCTGTGACAATAATAGGCACACCAGTAAAAGAATATATAAGATACCCTTGCACCCATTCTCCGTTATCAAGTCTCTTTGCCTTGAATAAATATCTATCTTCCATTTTCTCCACCTCCTCTGTCATTCCCATGGGTCTAGTCCTTCCTTTCCCTTCGGCGGTGTTCCCCTTTCATAATCAGCACATTCGTCGTAAATTTTAGCACACAGATAACAATTTCTCTTTCCACACAAGTTATGATACCCCTCATCAGACACATCCTCAAAATAGCCATATTTGCAAGTGCGGCAGTTTGTGTCCTTGTCAAATTTTGTCATTTTCCACCTCCCAATTCTTTCAGTTTTACTTCAGCCTCGGATTTTGTGAGGAATACTGTTTTACCAAACTGCTTGTCATAAAAGGTTATTACACTATCCGGGTCTGCACAAAGCAAAGCTTCAATGTAGAACTCGTTTCTCCCTGTTCCTAGTGTACTGTGGTAATCAACTCGGATTACTCTGTACCTCTCCGCTTCACCGCAACCCAACACACCATTGACATATACTGTATCTCCCACCTTGCAAGGTAACTTGATAAGTCTGCCCTGTTCCTCTAAGTCCTCATAATCTTTTAGCTTTCGATATACTGCGTCTATTTCTTCACAGTCTGGCTCGCAAGCCCCTTCCCATAATTCATCATCTATCCATGATGGATTGCTTTCTGTTAATCTCTCCATTCTTTACTCCTTTCCCATAATCTGACATGTGTAATAATGTTCTAATTGCCATTATTCTGTACCGATTCCCACAATAATAATACCTATAATGACCACGATGACGATTAGCTTTTCCATTGTTCTCCACCTGCTACCGATCAATTTTCTGTCCACATACCGGACAGTAATTATCAAAATATATATATGCCACTCCGCAGCTAGGACAACACTGATATGCGCCCCATGACTCCAGCGGCTTTGATATCTGCTTATCAACACACGCTTGAGCGATTCTTAATGCACGCCTGCTTGATATGTTCTTACGTCTCGATGTAGCATCCTGCCCAAGTATACCTTCAAGTAATTCAAGTTGATTCTTCACGCGCTTTAAGTTTATCCCTTTTCTTGCGCTCATTCACCATCACCCACTTTCTCAAAAGGAACTCCTCTTAAATGCTCATCAAGGTCTAATTCTGTTCCGTCAATATTGCCATTTAACTTGTTCTGACAGTGGCAAAGCAATATTTCAAGGTCGCAAATTCTGCCTGCCCTATATTCACTTCTTATGAAGTCAAGAACTCTGTTTACGCTTTCCTTCCTGTACTTTACTATCTTTGAATTGTAAGCAAGTCTTATATCTGCAATTTCTTTTTCATGCTGTCTTATTTTAACTAAATTACACTTACAAAGTTCATAGTCGCTAATAAGTTTTTCCTTTTCATCTCGTGCGACTTCTTCCGCTGTATAGCCTTTAATTCCGCTCATTCGCTTTCACTCCTTTATATTCCATTCCGCTCACCACAAATCAATATTTTATGTTCATATCTCCGTGTTCATTGATCCAGTCAATAGCCTCTGCGTAGGTCACACCATTGTTCTTCAAGATATATAACAAATTATGAAATTTTGGATGAGTTTTCTTTAACAACTCAAATCGGCCTTGTCCATCTTTTTCAAGATGACATCCAAACCCACACAATACGCACCCTGTCCTTGAACACCCAGTCGTATGTAAATATGGTCTGTCAAGTTCAAATTCTTCCATATCACAAAAATCTGCAAGAGTCATTTGACCGCTTTCTTCATCATCCGTTACTATGTCCCCATAAACGGAACATATTGGCAGATTGTTTTCTTTGATGTAAAGCAACACATCCTGTTCCGTCCAAAAGCTCATAGGGTTGCTATGCGGTCTTGTGGCATTAAAAGCATTGCAGCCATCTTGTAACCATCTTTTTGTACGCATAATACTTTCACAAGCCATGGTGGCTATAATCGGCTTTCTGCCTGTTTTCTTTTCGTAATCATGTGCTGGTTTTTTCTTCATAACATTACAACACATATCGCTTATTTCAAATGGTGCATCAAGAAAGAATTTATATTTTTCTTGATTAAACTGGCTATAATTACCTTTACTATCTGTCAGTTCTCCACTTAATCTGCGTAACCTGTATTCTGAACCGCTAGGGATAACTCCCATCTGCAAACTCTTGTACTTTTCGTTCTGTTTGTTTATTCTCCTGTCTATTCCTAGCAGGTCTGCCATATAGCAAGCATATGGAATTGTCTGTCTGTCTGTCTGTCTGTCTGTCTGTCTGTCTGTCTGTTAAGATTGTGTTGTTAGATTTTTGGCTGTCAAGGCATTTAACATATTTTCTCGCACCACTTACACAATTTGACACTTCCTTGCTAATCATCGGAAAACCATATTTTTCACAAACCTGTGCAAATGAAATTTTAGGTTTTAAAATCACAAGATTATCAAATGTCAAGGCGAACTCCTTTAATTCAGGATATTGAGTCGGCACATCCACAAATACTAGCGGAATCTCCTTGTATCCACACACATTACGCACTATATCTACAAGGACTGTGCTATCTTTACCGCCGCTGAATGACACATAAACTCCATCCTGTCCATACTCATCCACCCAGTCTCTTATTCTTCTGGCTGTCATCTTTATCTTCACAGAAAGCGGAGCAGCTTGCATTGAATATAAGTCTGACATTGTATGTTTATTCATATCACTCACTCCTATTTGAACGGTAAATCATCCTCTATGCCCTCTGGTATGCTCATAAAGTCGTTGCCAGAGCTTGGCTGATTGTTTGCATTTGCTGTATTGGACTGCTGACTATTGCTGTTATTCGCATTCTTACTCTCGCAAAATTCCTGTTCCTCAACAACAACATCAGTCGTATAGACTTTATTGCCATCCTTGTTTGTGTAGCTACCAGTCTGGATTCTACCAGTTATGGCAATCTTAGTGCCCTGTTTAAGGTACTTCTCTGCGAACTCAGCGCTCTTGCCAAATGCAATGCAGTTGATAAAATCCGCTGTCTGCCCATCGCCCTGTTTCTTAAATTTACGATCTACAGCCAATGTATATCTAGCTATACACATCTGATCGCCATTCTGTGAATATCTGATTTCCGGATCACGGGTAAGTCTACCCATCATAATTACTTTATTCATATTATTTCTCTCCATTCTCTCTAATTGTAAAGGTTATTCCAACCTCTTCCTGTAATGTATCTATATAGTCCTGCCACTTCACATCTTCGTCAGCAAGACAAGAAGTTTTAAGCATAAAGCGCTCGATGAACCTACATAATCTATCATGGCCAAACCCAAATTCATCGTGCAATGTTGCGCATGATAACAAGACCACTGTATCTATCGTGTTCCATTTAACTTTCTGCTCAAATTCACGCATCTTTGACGTCGGAATTTCAAGTGGAACAAAACATGCTCTACGTTTGGCCAGTTCCTTTTCTGCTTCCTCTATGCCCTCACGCTTGATAATCTCTAACAACCAAGCTGCACCGGACATTCTATATTCATGTACTTTATCATTTGATTTCGCCATATCTTTTGTACTCCTTTCTGCTTAAAATGGACATTCATCCTTTGCTCTCAACTGCCATTCGGCTCCGGCTCTTGCAACGTCCACATTTGCGTTTTTAGCCACTTCACATATCTCAGCAACCATTCTGTCAGCATTGCTTGTATCAATGCCCAAATGGCACAATATGACGTTCTGTAGGTTATCTGTAGCATTTACCTTAACAAATTCCTTACAAGTGGCTAATTCACAGTGACCGAGTATCTTATGAGTGTAATTCGGAGCATCAGTATCGACCATATCTTTGATGTAATTACATTCAATTAACATATGGTCGATATTTTGTTTTTTGAATGTAACTGGGCAATACTCAAAATCCGTCATGTACAACATTTTTTGCCCATCAACCTTGATCAAAAAACCGTAATTGTAGGTGCCGTTGTGTGGGAGAGAAAAACAACGAATTGTAAACTCTCCCATTTTTACAGCCTTACTAACAGATTCAAACGGTTTCCACACTGGTACACCCAGTTTTTTCAAATCAACTGCTGCCCTGATGTGATCTCCATGAGCATGACTTACAATGGCACCAGCGACATCTTTAATATTGTAATCAAGACCTCTCTGTATATCTTTAATTGGCACTCCGCAATCAAGGATAAGCGTTTGATTACTTGCATTTGTAAGCAAATAGCAGTTGCCTACGCTGCCGCTGGAAATACATTTAAGATTCATTCCTACGCCTCGATTTTTTCTAATGGACATTTTTCATGTCTTTTGCCATTTCTAAACTCAAAAGATACGTCTGCACATTTGATCTGTTTCAATTCCATAAGTTTACATTTAAAATCTAAAGAACACGGGGCCATATACCATGCCTTGCACTCCCGGCAGCTGCTAGGCATTTTATCCAAATATATTTCACACTTTGCCTTCATAAAAAACTCCTTTCTTACTTTGCAAACTCTGGTACTTCTTCGTCTTCCGTAAACTCCTGTGAATTTGCATTTTCAAGATCGCTCTGCACCTGTGTTGATACATCCTCAATTGTATATTCCTTAAAATCACCATCCTCAACTTCTTCCTTGGTGTATAATCCCATCGTTAATTCAGGACAGTTAAGACGTGAGAAAAACGATGCAGCTCGATACCTAAGCATAAGCTGTGGCATTGTTTTCCACTTGCTACCATTCTTACCAAGCCAACCTTCGTCCTTGGCCATCTGCATATCCACGGTCATGCCCTCTACTCTTCTGCCTTTTTTCAAAGTCCAACAAGTGCATGAGAAAGGTTTGCCGTTTGCATCCTTGGTTTCCTCATACTGTAACTCAATATCATATTTACCGCTATTATTCACTTGGGCGATAAGAAACTGAGAACTCCATGATGGTCTGCCCTGTATAGGGTACAGGTTCTGCATGACCATAAGAGGGCTTATTCTCATTCTCTGTGCCTGTTCAATAGCAATAAGGCAGTTGGACGGATTCTTCTGATATGTCTGTGGTACAATAGTTGATTCAGCCAATGCCTTAGCCATCTGCATCGCCATGATAAAATTATCGGATGTACCAAATATACCAAGACTGTAATCAGTTACCTTGTTTGAGGCTGCTACTTCTTTCTTCTGCTCTGTTGCAATTATCTGTGTACTATCTTCCATTTACTTATCCTCCTCATCAAATGATATTTCTTTTAACATTTCTGCAATTCTTTTCTTTGCTTTTCTTACTTCTGCCTTGATTTCATCATCGGTCTTTTTTGAGTTTTCAATAACCTCTTCAAACTCATACTCACTTATATGACCACGTAAAGATCTAAGTAGTACTGCTGTCTCAGCTGTAACTTCATTCTTGGAACCATTGATTTCAACAAACCCTTTGTTGCACTTAACCATATTTATTTCTCCTTATTTTATTTGATTTACTTAATAATTGTTCTACATATACATCCATTGAATGACACAATTTTACACAGTTACCATGTAGCATATGATTCTTCAAAGCACCATATTTTTCATAGAACTTTTTCTCTGTCATCTTGCCGTTATTAACAAGTTCTGCCCAGGTTTTTATTTTCTTATAGATTTTACGTTTACTTGTGCTATTTAATTTCCGTATATACTTTCCATCTTTCGTTACATAGTGATGGAAACCTGTAAATAAAATTCCGTTTTTAAACGGAACTATCTGTGTCTTACCATTAAGTGATAATCCCAGGCTCGCTACAAATTGATTTATGCAATCCAGACAATGTTTCAAGTATTCTTTGCTTGGTGCAATCAGATAAAAATCATCCATGTATCTACCATACAATTCAATTCCTAGCTCACCGGTTATAAAATGGTCTAACCCATTTAGCATAAGCAACGCATATACTTGCGCTACTTGATTGCCAAGTGGCAGTCCTAAACCAGCAGTGCTGTCAATGTATAGATGATTCAACCATTTCGTGTATTCGTCATCAAAATAGTAATCGACTATATCTTTCAACACTTCATGATTTATCTGATAGAAAAATTTTTTAACATCACACTTCAAAATCCAACCATCAAGGCCATGCTGATTATAAAATTCAAGCATGTGTTCTTTCAAACAATTCATGCCAAAGTGGGTTCCTTTGCCGAGTTGCCCTGCGTAGTTTGTTTTTATAAATTCACGCTTCAACCTTGGAAGCAAAATATTGTCGCATAAGCAATGCTGAACTACCTTATCTTTGAATGAACACGACTTAATCACTCTTTCTTTAGGTTCGTAGACCTTAAATTCATTATACGGGTTCACCCGATATGACCGATTTTCAAGTTGTTCTTTCAACATATGAAGCCCTTCAAGGCTCATTGCTTCAAATTTTGCAGTGCTTGAATTATGTTTTTTACCACTTTTAGCTTTTTTATATGCTTTATACAGGTTTCCATAATCACATATAACATCTTTATCCATAGTAAAAATTCCTTTGTATTTATCCTTTTGGGAAAGGTCACACACTTTTTGTATCTTTATCTGATTTCGGCTTAATGCCTACTCTTACTGTCTGTGTGATACAGAATGGGCGAACACCGTTGTTGTTGTTACAGTTGTTGTTGTTGATATTGCCAGCGGACGAAACAACGGTTTATACAGTGTGTAACCTATATTTTTATTTACTGTCATTGCTTGCCAATCTTTTCTTGTCGCCTGTTCTCCAAGCAATTGTCATGTGCTTAACATCAGTAACCATTTTTGACCAATACTCCATGCTTTTTACATTGATAATGTTCAATTTCATTGATAATTCAATGTAAAATAAAAGTTCGTCGCAATGCGTTATAGCTTTTGTTTGCAGTTCTGATCTCTCTTCAAGGCAGGTTTCCCAATTCGTCCTATTTGCTTCATACAAATATTCATATATTTCCAATGCCTTATTCTGCATTTTGTCAACAAGCGAAAATCTGTATTTCTTTGGGTATCTATTACAATTTGAAGTTATGCGGAATGTGTGTTCAGCCAAATTCTTTGCCTGTGAAATCACTCCAAACTCTTTCTCTGCCATATCATTTAATCTCCTGATTCAAAGATTGAAGATGAGAAGATACAAACCGGGCGAACACCGCGGTAGTAGTTACAGTTGCTGCGGATATGGCCAGCGGACGAAACAACGGCAACAGCTCTTTTGTAATCGTTGCATGGTGTACTCCAAGGGCTGACAAGCCACCACCAATAATCTTTAGTATTTGGTATGAGACTTCTATACTTTCTGTATTCGTCAACAGTAAGAAGAGAAACCTTATCCTCACACTTGCCATATTCTGTCTGACCGTCAAGAGATAAAAGATTTCTCTCAAACGGAATTATATTTTTTGATCCTATTTCTGCGGCAAGCTTCTCAAAAAACTCCCCATTAAGATAGTCACGAAGACTACTGTTTTCCCAGTTGTTTGAATTTGAATCAAACTCCATATCTTCAATGTTATCAGCCAGACAAATATATCCAGCACTTGTGATATCAAGAATCTTCCACGTTGTATCTGCAAGTTCAAATGTATCTCCGATGCCAAGCCCCTCCAAAAGGTTAGCCGTTTTTGATGTCGCTTTTAACATTGCAATCTCATTTCTGAGATCATTAATCTGTTCCTGTAACACCCTCATTGTTAATGTTGCCATAATTACTCTCCTTTCTTTGATACAAAGATATTAGATTTTAAGATACAAACTGGGCGAACACCGCTGCCGTTGAAACAGCCGTAGCCGTCGATATTGCCAGCGGACGAAACAACGGCCATACTGTACGTCCATCCCCTTTTGGCAGTGCTCCAAGGAGTACATGTCCACCACCAATCGTCTAGCTCTTTGTTAGGGAGTAAGTTGTTGTACTTCCTAGCTTCATCAAAAGTGATAGGTCTTACCTTGCATTTACAATCATCAAATTCATGCTGCATATCAACTGATATTAACTCAACAGTATGCTCAACAAGATTGTTTTCTCCAACCTCAGACTCAATTATCGGCTGAATCTTATCCTCAATTATTTTCTTGAGATTAGATTTGTTGTAATCTCTTGAATCCTCATCATAAACTATGTCTTCGGCCATAAAGTTCTTAGAAATAATTTTGGTCTCAGCCCCTATCTGTTCAAGCACAATAAAGTCATTCTTTCCAATCTCAAACACATCTCCAGGTGCTAAAGTTGATAATTCTACCTTGTTCTTTCTTTCTGCTTCTTCAAGCTGCCTTACAAGTTCTCTTGCTACTTCTAATGCCTTACTCATCACAATACCTCCAATTCCTCGTTGTCGTTTACGGCAAGCATTATTATCTGACTATCTACCATATCTACAGCATTCTGCTGATTTGCAGAATCAAGACTCTCTGCATCATCAAGCCATATAGGACAAGCAACTTTACTGATCTGTTGAATACTGTTGCAAATATCAATCCTACCAAGAATCCTATTCCCCTTATTACTCATCGTGGTAAGAATACTCTTGCCATCTATAGTAGGAATACATGTTGACTTATATCCGCCGTTTTTAGCAAATTCAAATAGCTGCCACTTTACCAAATTAAAATGTTTGTTTATTTCATTCGTGAGAACTTCATTTTTGGCCTTATCAAGATCATCTAACAAATCAAGAATCTTCTGTGCATCCGTTTGAGTCTGTCCAAGATTACGCTTATTAGCCAGCAACTCTTCAAGCCTTGTTTCATCAGCTTCTGTATCAGACTTAGCAATCTTGGCTTCGCACTCAGCTAACTCCTGCCTGAGTGTGATCTCTTCGGATTTTAGTCTTGTTCTTGTTGCTGTTGTCTCCATACCAGCCATATTAATTTCAAGTGCTTCTATTTGTGCCATCACACCGATATATTCATCATCACCTGATATGTCAATGCATAATGGAAGTGCGTTATATTCTTCTTCAAGCCTAGTAAGCTTTGTTCCTGTATCAGCAACAGTCTTTCGATTAAATTCATTGCATTTTTTAAGCTTTTCTATACGCTCCTCAATCTCCTTGATCTTCTGAGTAATAGCATTACCATCAGCCTCAACTGCTGCCAGTCGCTCGGCTTGATTCTGCACAAAATCGCTCTTAAGTCTTTCGATATCTTCTGCTGGAAATGCTCTATGGCAAGTCGGACACACAGTAGTAAGTTCGTTAAATTTCTCAGCATTAACGGATTTCCATTCAGCCACTAATTTTTCTTTCTTTGATTTCCAAATACTCAAAGTTCTTGTTGACTGGTCGATATCCCAATCGTTATCAGAAATTCCCTGGATTACATTCATCTGAGTGACCTTGCAATCGTCAATAGCACTTCGAAGCGTAGCTCTCTTACAATTAAGATCCTCATTCGCCTTATTCTGCATTGCAGATATTTTGAATTTTAACTTTAGAATCTTATCAGCAATTTCATCATGTTCAGCAGTTACCTTATCCATATCCAACTGATCTTCTGTGACCTTGTTCAGTTTTTCTTTAATTGCATTTTTCTGCAATTCCAAGGCGGATATATCTATTGACTGTTTGATCTGTATATCCCTTTCTTTTTCTGCTATCTGTCCGTCAAGAACTGGTAGTTCCTTTGCAACTTTTGACTTTGTGGCTTTATTCATTGCTGAAAGTTCGTCTGCCGTATACTTTTCAAGAAGCGGAACAAGTTCAGTAAGTTCAATTTTGCTTTTTGCGACATCAGCATCTGATATGCCATCTACAAGTGCAAACAGGAAATCTCGCATTTCTGCTGATTTCTTCGCCAAAAATGCATTGATGTTACTACACATTTTGAGAATAGACATATCAGCGTCAAGATATGCATTGAAGTCCCTTAACGTCTTAGGCACTTCGTTGATTGAATAGGAATTATCATCCTTGTAACTGCTGCCATCTTTGCTATATTTCCTCTTCTGAGACTTACGCATGACGACTTCCTTGCCGTCAACGTCAAACACGGCTGTGACCGATACGTCTATGTCATCCACAGTTTTGCCACCGACCATACGGCGAACTGGTGGATTATCAGCAAGCTGGTAGTCACAATTAAATAACAGCCACATATAAGCATTGACAATTGATGACTTACCTTTGCCATTGGAGGCCGTGATCTTAGTGTTGTCATTAAAATCAACCTCTTTGTGTGAGTAACACATGAAATTTTCCAAAATTAACTTTTTCAAACTGATTCTCATTTTTTATCTACCTCCAACAGTGACTCACCAAGTACAATAAGCAGCGTGTCTACATCTATATACTTTGCTTTCCTTGCTATATTTATAATGATATCAGCTCTTGTCTCCATATCTATTAACTCCTCATATCTGTCACGCGGAATAGTTACACTATACGTATTATCTATGCCATTGTTATTACATGTTCCCTCGCATTTAATGTCCATCTTCTTTGTTCTCCTTTCTTTCTTCAAGCACTTCAAATCTTGAGACAGATACCTCATAAGCTGTCTTTTTCTCTTCGGTGCCATCCTCATAAAATTTGTTGTATTCCCTTGACTGGAATCTGCCGGTTATGCCAACCATAGAATTAAGTGATACATCTGCGAATCGGTCAGTGTTCTTGCCCCACAAGAGAATTGGAATCAGATTTCCAATTCTATTAGGGAGATTATTGATTAGTCTAGTATCGCTAACCCTGTAACCCCTAGGTGTTAACCTGATTTCTATATCAGCATATTTGTGAGCAATAAAATCAACTCTGTTTATATCATATGCATAAGGATTTACCTCATGTACCTCTATATATACTTTTGTGTGATTTTTCCCCATTGAATCCATAACATGCTTGGTACGGATATGCCCAATGACTTTCACATAATCATATTTATGAATACATGCAACCTTGCTATCTTCAATATAGCAAGGAACTAAGTCCTCTACGCCACTTTGCCGCCTTGCACTTATAGTCATGTAATAATATGACTTGTCACCTATCGAAAACTCATATATAGGTGTGTCAATTACGCACCCAGCAATTATTGCACTGTTGTTATTCCAGTTTCTCCTTTCTGCCATTTCTTTCCTCCTCAATAATCTGCATTTTTTCGTCAACCATTATGGCTACCACAATAAGTCCCCCCATAATGATTATTAGTATAATTTTCAGCCATAATGGCAAAGAAATTTCGATTACATCAAGCCCAATAGGGATTATGAACACTCCCACATACATAATTGCTCCTATGACAGTACAAAGAGCACGAATAATTGCCGTGTCCATATTTTTCCTCACGCAATCACCTCCTGGTATCACAATACTGTTCTATGTTCATCTGGGCATTAGCACCGCTGATCTGCTCGGATAGTGCCGTTGGTGCTGAGTAACCGTCGATAAACTCTCTCACGTTGTCTATGTACCTGCGCTTGATACTCTTATATGTAGCTACGCAACCAAACTCTCTCTTAAGCTGGCAATATATATCCTTAAAAGTCTGCGATCTTATGCTCCTGTCAGCGTAAGCCTCGCTATCTTTGCCGCCTAGTACCGACACCGCCTTGCGCTTGACGAGTTTCTGCACTTCGTCAATCTCGCATCCGTACAACGGCATATCGTTTTCCAGCCTGTCCACCCTCTCTGACAGTTCAGTGTTGCCCTGGGCAAGAAGTTTTATCTTCTCTTCGGTTGTCATAGGCTTTGCACTGTAGTTGCCTGTCTTGCGAATAGATGGAAGTACCTCAGATGTTACCCATCTACGAAAACCCTTTGCATTTGGCTTGTCACTTCGCAGGATAACCGCATATAAGCCACTCTCGGTTATAAAGTTTGTTTCACCCTGACGCCCTAACTCTAATTTAGTGCGTTCATCATCATCTAATCGCTGAGCGACCTTTGATGGGTTCTGAATGTCCAGCACCTTACAAACATCTACCAAGCAAAACAACGGCTCTCCATTTACAACGGCGGTTCTCATATTAAATTCGCCATCTGTAAATAACTGTATTTCGTTCATACTTCTCCTTTCCTCATAGTGTAAATTTCTCTAGCTACTCCTTTTCCTTTGGGCTGCTCTCTGCTGCATCTGCCAGTGTCTCTGCCTTGCCCAGTAAGTAGCCTTTGTCAAACTCTGACATGCTCGGTAAAGTCTCCTTGAGTTTTTCAACTATCTGCTTTTCCTTTTCACTCATGTTTTCACCTCCTTTGTTCATCTGATGTACACATGATAGCACATTAAATCAACACTGTCAACATATTTTGTTGACTTAATGTACATTATGTGGTAATCTATTAAATGAAAGGAGGTACAATATGAAAGAACGAATTAAGGCAGTGAGAATCAAAGTTGGTAAAAATCAAACGGACTTTGCTCAAAGTATTTCAGTTTCAAGATCAGCTATTTGTAAAATGGAAAGTGGCGAAAATTTCCCATCAGAACAGACAATCAAAATTATATGTAAAGAATATGATGTCAACGAAAAATGGCTGAGAACTGGTGAAGGAGAAATGTTTATACAGAAGAATAAGGAAGAACAGCTCGGAGAAATGCTTGCCGAGATCACCAAAGCAGATGATGAGTCTTTTAAAAAAAGATTGATTGTTGCTCTTGCTAACCTTGATGAAAATGGTTGGGATAGCCTTGAAAAATTGATTGATTCAATTTCAAAGAAATAAAAAACGCCCCAAGGAATACCAAATGGTACTTCTTGGGGTTTGTTTTACTTAATGAGATTCATAACATAAGCATATAGTATGTTAATTATGCGTTCGTCTGTTATCTTTTGTACTGCATCTGTTATTTCTTTCTTTTTTTCTTCCACAACCTATACCCCCTATACAAATTCGCTATCATTTGTATACTTATATTATATGTGCAAATAAATTAAAATAGAAGTCTAATTTTTTGTCATAATATATGGTAATTTGGGGAAATACATGGTACTATGACTGTAATATATACCACATGGGAGAGGTGAATACAAATGAGTAACTTTTTAATTGTGTTTGGAGCAATAATAATGTTTTTAGGGGCTGGCATATGTGTAGCATTGACTATAATATTATTATGTAAAAATAAAAAAGCTATGCCATTTATAATAGGCATCTTTGGTTCTATGATTGTTGGCGGAATATTACTTGGAATAGGTTGCGCGAATCAGCCCGAATCAGGGCATAAAGAAGTTGCATATAACACTACAGAAGCAGAGGTAACTGAAAAACTTACAACTGAAGAGACAACTGAGACACCGACCACAGAAGAAGCAACCGAGGAAGAAACAGAAACCGCTACCGAAGAGGTTAATGCAACGGATATTTCAGATATGCAGTTTCAATCTTACTGGGACATGGCAAAAGAAACTGTTGAAAGTTGCTTGAAAAATCCTAAGTCAGCAGATTTTCCATCTTCTGTTTTTAGTCAGAGTGATATTGCAATGGAAAGAAAAGGGCACCTTGTTGTAGTTCAAAGTTATGTGTATAGCACAAATTCATTTGGAGCTGAGGTTAAAAGTGATTTTACTGTAGAAATGTTAGTATATGATACTGACAATTTTATATATGATGTTGTCTATCTCAATATTGATGGAGAGACAAGTGGAGAATATGTGAGTCTTGACGAATGGGATGAATCAAATACAAGCGGAGAAAGTGAGTAATCACAATCTCCGCTTTGTTTTATAAAATAATTTCTCTGATTGCAAGCCAGTTAACTCTCACGCGCCATCCTGAACCATCTGTAGTTCCGTTCATTTCAAGCTCGACCTCTTGATCTTTGTCCGAGTCTTCGAATGAATAATAAGGTCCATTCAACATTGTGACCGCATCAGCAATTGAGCGAACATTAACAAAAGCCAACGACAGGAAAAGGAAATTTGTTCCACCAGGAATTGTTATCTTCTTTTTAATTTCTTGATATTTTCCTTTAAGGCTATCTCCACTTTTAAATTCAAAATCCACATATCCCTTTCCCAAAATTGTTATACCAGTATTCATGTTATTAATCACGGTATTAGTGCTATTTATATCTCCTGCACCAAAATTGTCACCTGTTTGCTGGTATTCAGTTACATCTTCAAAGCTGACTGTACCATCATCATTTGTTATCATATTGTACTTACGTTTTGTATTAGATGCAGCAAGTACATCCTCTTTATAATTTGTTTTTAAAACCATCTTAATCTCTCCTTATATCCTTATATCCTTGTATGCGCCTAGTTTAAATGGTATACGTCTAGGCTTAATACTGTCTAAAGCATCCTTAATAAGTTGACAAGCTGTTTCCAGTCTGTTCATTTCTGCTGAGCTAATAAACGCTCCATTGTCATAAAATGTCTGTTTGGCACCGATGTCTTGTGGATATACTACGCTGTTAATCTGTGCAATGTTGTTTTCAAATGCGTTAAATTCGTCTGCATAATAAAAATCTGTATATGTCTTATCAATACCCATGGTTTGATAACCTGCAACTGGTCCACATAAATCTTCGGCTCTCTGCTTTAAATATTCTATGTTATTTTTTATTCGGTTGTAATCCGTCCATATAACTGCGTCACCGCTTTTCCAGTCCGTTTTAGGTTCATTCCACAACTATTCCACCACCTTTCTAGCACTAAGCTTTCCACTCCATGCACCATTAAATGAAAGTTCGTTTTGATATGTTTTGATTTTTATTCTGTCGCCATTCAACTTGATCATATTGAATAAATCTCCAGCATCTGTGCTAGGATCTCCACGCCAAGTTATTGAATAATCAACTGCACCTAGGTAATAATTCGCTAACCAATCATCAAGTAAACTAGCTACTTCTGTGCTATCAACAAGTGGGTTGTTCCAATTAACTGTTTTAGTTCCGCTGCTATTGTATCTATGGGTTAATCCTTTAGCATCCACTACATATTCATATCCACTGACTGTGTACGTAAGTGTTGTATCTTTTTCAGTTAGACCATCAAATTTTAGCATGCAGTAATATGCACCGCTCTCTGTAACTGTAACTGTCACATTACTTGCATCGGTAACGGCAGTATAGCCATGACTAGGTGTAGTTATATCGACTTTTACAACATTATCGTTTGAATTGACAGTAATTTTTTCGGACACAAGTTCTTTTTTCTCAGTGCCAGGTTTATATGATTGTTTTTGAATGGTAATTGACTTTAATTTATCTTGCATCGTGGCAGTCGGTGCATCAAACATATCGTCATTAGACAAGTTATAGTCAGTTGCATCACCAATCCCAACATAGTCTATTGACACCCTTGCGTATGGCTCAACTTTAGTAAACTCTATAACAACTTTGTTCGCTGAGCCATAACGATTGTAGTCTGTCCAGTTAAGGCTATCTACATCGGTAATAACGACATTATCAACAAGCGTATCATTATCATAAGTTTTTATGGTAAATTCAAGAGGTTTGCAGTTTCTAAAATTAATTATAAATCCATACCAACTGTAAGATATATCTAAATCGAGAGTAATTGTAGGATTTGTGGGAAATTCACCAATGCCGTTTGCTATTTCCTTGCTCACATATCCTACTTCTTTATATATTTTGTTTTTAGGTAAAAAACAAAGGTTTCCACTGTCAAGTCGTGAAAAACCCGTACTGCACATTGCGTAAGCTATCTTCATGCTCTGCCCTCACTTACTTAAGCGATATAAGCATCGCAAAGTCGTGCATCTCGTTTGGTTCTATCGTTTCCGGAGTTGGCAACACTGTACGGGCAAGCATAAACAACTTGCCACCATAAACGCCAAATACTCCCATTTCCTTGATAGTTATAGGCGACTCTGATGTATTTTTGATTGTTCTTGTCACGTGAAAAACATTTTCGCTGTAATCATTAAATGTAGTATGATTCATAGCCACGCCTTGATAAGTCGCTACAAGTTCGCCCAACTTATAATCATCAATAGTCACCGGAGTATCGTCTGAACCAAATAAAAAATGCAACCCTGCGTCTGTATTAGTGTAATCTACTGCATCATTTATATTGTTCGCGCTTGTTCCAAACGAACCAAAAAAAGTAACATTATTTTGTATGCTTCCGTCAACCATTTTTATTGGTGATGCTGAATTTAAAAGGCTACGCTTAATTGTAGCTAATAAGTTTTGTGTAATCATATTGTCACCTCCTAAAGAACTATACTTGACACCGAAGCCTCTAAATTGAGGCAATCTACGTTTATAACAGTCCCGTCAATATTGTGCAATAAGCTGATACCTGTTTGTATCTTTCCAATATTCTCCGCCATCACATCCGCCGAGTCCGTTGGTTCTGTAGCCACTCCTTTTTCAGTGATAGCTGTGGCTATCTTGGTATTTCTATCACTGACAGATTTTTTTACTTCTGCAACTTCATCTGATATTGTTTTTATACTTCTGTCTATCTTGTCCATGTCTCCTGTGTAATCTGTTCGCCAATCTGGGATATCATCATTGCCGAATTGGCATAATCCAAGATTTTTTGTTTTATTTTGTGATGCCAAAAAAAAT